TAGTCTAGGTTCAAATCCTAGCGAGGGAACGCCACCTTAGCACAGCGGCAGTGCAGCGGTTTTGTAAACCGCAGGTCATCGGTTCAAATCCGATAGGTGGCTTTGTTAAGACACGGTTCAAGAAACGCATAGATGAACATAGGGCATGGAAACACTAGAACTCACATCCTACGCTATCGGAGCAGGGGCTGCACTCGTTGCAGGGCTGCTGAAACTGTACCACATCGGCTACGCACGGGGCTACGAGGCAGGCTACGCCGATTCGGAACACTGCGGCTTGTGCGGCTTCAGGGAAATCCGTGAGCCACTGTACCAAACCCGCAAGCAATTGACGCGAGTTTAGTACAAACTCAAGTGCAGAGTCAACTGTGGCTTGGTTTCGGAGAGTCGTATCTCCGTGTCAAGCCCGTTTCTGTTCTCTGAAATCACGCCTTCGCTCAGATACACCCGAACGCGGCTCTTGTATCGTGTTTCATCGCTCACGGACGCAACAGTAAAGTCCTTGGAGTTGTTGTTTGCGGCGGTGCTGAAGTACCGTATTCCCAATTTAGTCCCTTCGGTAAGCGACATCACTTGTGATTTCAGTGAATCAGAGGGCGATGCAAACTCAAGAATGTACGAACCGTAGGGAATCACGGTTTCTGCCAAGAATTCCACCGTGGTGTTGTGTGTGGTCACGCCATCAGGCAGCGTTAACCCGCTCAACAGCACCGAATTCTCCGTGGGTCTGTCCAAAACCGTGCATACGGTGGTGCCGAATGTGATGTTGTTGTTCGTGTCGGGATCAAAAAGCGCAAAAGTTGCGCCCACTCCAACCGATTTCTGAAACGAGCGGAACTGATTTGCTGCATCGGGGCGTGAATCGGCACCTGTCATCAAGAAATTGCCGTCCACCACCTCTACTTGGACAAAAACTCCTTCGGTTCTCATGCTGTTTGCGTCACCAGCAGCCAAGAAGCGACAGTTTTGCAGATTTCCGCCCCCTAGAAGTCCCTCTTGAGACTCCCATGCGTGGAATTTCAGCACTTCCTGTGCGGAACTGGTGCTTTTGATGCCCACGGCAAGGGTGTCGGAGCCTGAAATGCTCCATTGGGTCAGCATTTCACTCACATCAAAGCGCAATTTGCCGTCAGACACGCTTGCAGACGGCAGCACGCCAGACAGCGGAGCCACGGAGTCGCCTCCTGCGGTTGTCCATGTGGACGCAGACCCTTCGGAGGGCTTGTACCATGACACAGAAGCGTCCACAGACGCTGCTGGCAGCATGAACGCTTCGTATGCGCCCTCTGCTGTGCCCTCGGAAACAGTCAGAGTCAAAAATGCGCGGTCTATTCCGTAGTTTGATTCAATTGCTTCTTTGCGAATCCGCTCCGTGGGATTGAACAGCAGAACTGATCGGTATTCTGCTTCGCCGCTGTATCCGCATTTCAGGTATTCTCTGTGCCGCAGCAGCAGTTCGCCGTCCTCTCCATCAGGCAATGTGACGAATCCGCCTTTGAGTGGATCAAAAGCGGACACGCCCCCTGTGGCATTGGTTATGAATGTGTCGGTGTCACCGTTCCCACCGAACAGATTCAGTTCTAGTGGAACTAGTGATGACATTTTATGATGCGTAGAACGAGAAGGTCATTCCTGGTCCCGTGTTGTGCGGAGCAAACGAGGCGGAATACGGAGGATAGAACACACGCAACTTGTTGATGTTGTCTGCTTCCACGAACAGTTCTTCGCCGTGGTACAGCGTGTACGAAGCCGTGCCAGCGGTTGCGCCGTATGCAGTCACATCTGCTTCAGAAATGATGCACATGAACTCGTTGGAGGACGCAGACGCGCCTGTTGCGACACGGGAAGCCTTGATGCGGATGCCTGTGTTGCAGGTGAATCCCGCAAGACTGTTGTACTCCGTGAGGCTCTTTGCGGCGTTTCCGACATATCCCGTGCGAGACATGAAGGTGGGCTGCATCTTGTTGTGGATCACGGACACCGCGAGAGTGTCTTGCGTTCCTGCACACACGCCACCCACTCCGCTTGTCAGCACTGTGCCGTTCATGGACGACAGTGCAGCAGCCACTTGGTCGCGGATGAGGGTGTAGATGGAGAACTTGTCGGAGAAGTCGAAAGCACCCACGGACACGGACTCATCGTACAGAGCCTTCTTCACCGCAGCCATGAAGTCGGTGTTCGTCTTGACAGACGATACTGCACTGCTCATGGTGGAAATATTGGAATCAAAGTTCTTTACTTCAACAGGCAGGTAGCCGCCGCTTGCGCCGCGTACCGATACAGGATCTCCACCCGTGCTGCCCGTGACCCATACGCCGTATGCAGCAAAAGTAGAGCCTTGAACAGGCAGTGCGCCTGCGTAGGTTGCCGTCACGCCTACCTCTGCGGAGAAGGTGGCGGTTGCGTTGACCGCAAAAGTGATTCCGCTGTTGACAAGACTCACATTCAGTGCGCCACCACACCATCCAGACCCAGTGGTTGCGCCGATTTGTGCAAGTGTGCCGTCATTCAGCAGACCAGTAACATATGTGGGCACGGTCTTCAGAGGACTTACAGCATTGTCCAGTGCGCCCTGACCAACCACCGTGACCGAATCAGTGGACGAAGACAGGTCACGAATATCCAAGTCTGTTGCCGAAACGGTGACACCGCTGGTGGTTGTGGAGATATTCACATTCAGGGCATTGCCCGTGGTGTGAATGGGCACGGTGTTTGCGCCTGCGCTCTCAAATCCAAACAGTCCTGCCGAGACAGTGGAAGCGGTTCCACCACCAAACACCACGATGCTGTCGCTCTGTGCAGTCAGCCCGCGAATGTTCACGGTTCCGAAAGTGACTCCAATCGCGGTTGCGCCAGAGACACCAAACACCCCAAGGTCAGAGAGTGAAGCCACTGTTACGGGAATGGCACTGCTTGTGGTGATGCCTACGGGGAAGCCACCGCTCAAGCCCTGCACTGCCACATAGTCGATGGTGGCGGTGATTCCAAGGGTAGAACCAATGGCTCCACCGTACAGATTTCTGATGTCAAAATCAGAGCCGCTTACCGACAGCGTTCCAACGGTGATTCCCACAGCCTCCCCACCAGACACGCCCACCACGGTGAGCGAGGTTCCTGTGATGCCCACGATGGTGGTGGCAAGTCCGTAGAATCCCGATGTAGCCAAATATTCGTAACGAGTCCACGCGCCGCACAGTCCCACTGGCAGGGGGTTGCTGTTGGACACATAGTTGGCAGTGTTGTCTGCACCGTATGCAACCTTCACCAACTGAAAGTGAGCAGTTTCACCACCAGTGGGCTTGACATAATCGCTGGCTATGGTATAAGTAACACCACTGGTAACAATCTGATAGTTGTCGCTGGTTGCTCCCATTTGATTCTCCGCTGTGCAGGGTCTTGGGCAAGTCTGATCCTAAATAGGTTTACTACCTATGTATATTTCCGAAAGCAAGGCTGATATGGACATCAACAATCTACGGTTCCCCCGCGAAGTAGAAACCCATGTGAAACAGTACGCTGTTTCGTATATTGACGCTGTTCTTGCCGTGTGTGAACGCTACGGCATAGAACCACAGGTGGCTGCAAAATTCCTTAGCAAGCCCATCATTGAAAAAATCAAGGCTGAAGGACAGGAATTGAATCTGCTCCCAAAGAAAAGCCGACTTCCTGTTTGACACGCAGCAGACTGCTGCTATACTACCCTACATAGATGTGACCGTTCGTGGTCACACACTCTTATACACCGTACATACCGTACACAACAAGGAGATACGCATGGGATTCAAAGACCTGAAGTCTGCTTCCAAGAACTCGTACCAGTCACTTGCCAGTGAAATGGACAAGATGGCGAAGAAGTCAGAGTCCTACAAGGACGACCGCCTGTGGAAAGCAGAAACCGACAAGACTGGCAACGGCTACGCCGAGATTCGTTTCCTGCCCGCACCCGATGGCGAGGATCTGCCGTGGGCGCGTGTGTGGAGCCACGGTTTCCGTGGTCCAGGTGGTTGGTACATTGAGAACTCGCTCACCACGATTGGACTGAAGGATCCTGTGTCCGAGATGAACAACCTCCTGTGGGAGAGCGGTTCGGACAAGGACAAGGCGATTGCCCGTGACCGCAAGCGGCGGCTGTCGTACATCAGCAATGTGCTGGTGATCAGCGACCCGAAGAACCCGCAGAACGAGGGCAAGGTGTTCCTGTTCAAGTACGGCAAGAAGATTTTTGAGAAGATTCAGGGTGCCATGAACCCCGAGTTTCAAGACGAGAAGCCCATGAACCCGTTTGATTTCTGGACGGGTGCAAACTTCAAGTTAAAGATTCGTCAGGTTGACGGCTACGCAAATTTCGACAAGAGCGAGTTTTCTGCTCCGTCTGCGCTGCTTGGCGGTGATGACGCTGCTCTTGAGAAGATGTGGAAGACGCAGTACTCCCTGAAGGAGTTCACTGATCCCAAGAACTTCAAGTCGTATGACGAACTGAAGGCTCGTCTTGAGCAGGTTCTTGGCGGAAACATTCGCGCCACGGCATCAGACGCTGTGGCAAAGGGTGGCGCAGAGAAGGCTGCGTTCTCTGATGACGAGGATGCTGCACCTGTTCGCAAGTCCGCTCCTACCCCGCCTCCCACTCGCAAGCCTGCTCCCGTGAAGGAAGCCGTCAAGACCGATGACGATGACACGGAAGACGCTCTCTCGTACTTTGAGAAGTTGGCTAACGAGGATTGAACCCCTTCGGTTTCGCAGGAAGAGGCGCACGAAAGTGCGCCTTTTTCTTTTATGGAGATATCGTGCGGAACTGCATTGCCTTCAGTGTAGGCTCGTTGTTGCGGATTCGCAGATCATCGTTAAAGTTGTTCGTGACATTGCTCACGCGAGTGTTCACGGCAGAGTTGCTGACCACTGGTCCTGCGGTCGCTGTCCCCGCCTTTGCTTCGGCTTGTGCGGTTCCAAGAGCGGACTGCTCGGAGTTGTACTGACTTACCATCTTGCCAACGCTTGTGTTTGGCGATGCGGGTGATGTGATCTTCGCCGCTTCTTCCGCTGCCTTGCTGTCATCAACAGAGATGAGAGAACCTATGCCAGGTATGGATTCCACCAAGTCGTAGATTCCTTTTGGTCCGATTGCGTCTGCGATGGAGTTGGCAACCAATTCTCCAAGATATGCACCGCCGATGCTGCCTGCTATCGTGCCGAGTGGTCCAAGGGCTGTTCCCACCACACCACCGCCGAGCGATCCAAGTGCAGAACCAAGAGTTCCCACCAGCGTTCTTCCGATCTGTTCTTTCTTTTGGTCGGCTGAAAGATTTGGGTCATTTTTTATAGAGCCAATATCAAATGCTCCCATTCCTGCGCTGATGAGCGCACCAAGACCAGGTATACTCACCAGTGCTTTTGCTACTTTGCCTGCACTAGACTTGATTCCACTGGTAAGTGCTTTCACGGGATTCAGGCTTCCCACGACATCCTTTGCCTTGCCCAACAGGTTTCCAAAGAATCCGCCAGCCTTGGATGCGGCTGTGGCTACGGATTTGCCTACGCTTGTGTTTGCGATAGCCGATCCTGCCCGTGCAGCAAATCCTCCAACAGCACTCACTCCTCTGCCAATAAGTCCTCCCACGCCGCGCACTGCCCTGCCAGCAAGACCTCCTACTCCTCTTGCGGCTCTTCCTGCAAGACCAGTGATGCGCTTTCCTACTGCTGAACCGAGTAGGGTAGATATGGTGTTGCCCAAAAAGTCTTTTACGGTTCCAAGAATAGACGACAGTATTCCGCCTTTTTTCTCTCCGTCTTTTCCGCCGACAGCCTTTTTCACAATTGAAGCACCCTTGCCTTCAAGTTCCGCTTCTCTCGCCTTCAGTTCTGAAGTATCGCTCTCGGGAGACATCTTGGACTCCATGAGCGTTCGTATCTTCGTGACTTCTTTGTAGATTGCACCAAGTGTGGCGTTTGAGCCTTGGTTGCCACCAAGTCCAGGAATATTCGCTGCGGGTGTACCGCCAAGACCAGCAAGCGCACCTTGCCGTCCACCACCACCCTTGAGTCCACGAGCGTATTTTTGCAGTTCTTCTTCGGACTCTCTGCGCTGACGGAGGAATCCGCCGAGTACGCCGCCAATCACGGGAATCTTTGAAATAAGTCTTTCTGGCAGCGTCTTCTTGAATTCTTCCGCTTTCTCTTTCAAGAATTCACGGAAGGACGCTTTCCGCTTCAGTTCCTGCTGCACGGGCGTGATCACTTCGTCTAGTTTTGCTGATATGGCTGCTTGATCGCCTTTAGCCTGCGAAGCCAGTTTTTTTACAATCTTCAGTTTTGCAATTATGCGCTGCGCTTCCTTGCTGTCCGCTTCCGCCACATCCCCCGCCAATCTCTGTGCTTCCATGAGCAATGCCATAACGCCCTTGTCCAAGTCGCCCTGTGGCAGTCCTATGGTTGCTGGCTCTCCTGCTGCTGCGGTAGGGGCGGCGGGGCTTGCACGGAATTGGGGCTTCAGCGTTCCAAAACGACCGCCAACCCGCTCTTGGCGGGAAGACATCATTCTTCGGTATTCTGTGTCCGTGACTTTTTTAGCCATGAGCCTACCCCTTCATCATGGTGTATGTGTCACAGTTGTCGTTTTCCGATGACCTGTTCGCGCTCTTTTTTCAGATGAGCAATCAACATTTGTATGTATACCTCTCGCTCCCAAGGTATCAGCCCCTCAACTTCTTCTAGGGAATACCCGTGATGCTGCATGAGGTTAAAGTTTAGTTGAAAATACGCCCCCAAGTCATTGTGACAGAGGGCTACTGAAAAAAATCAGATACGCTCTTCAACTCTGCCTTTGCAGGATTCTTGCAGTGCGGGCAGGTGTACTTGAATTCGTAGTGCAGTTCGGGTGCGGTCTGCAAGTAGTCCATGATCTTCGCAAACTGATCAGGCAGCATATTGTCCACGAATGTGGACAGTTCTTGTGGATTGATGTCCTTGGTCTGGTGAACCTGCTCGTTCAGTACCACCGATTCAATGCACTTCTTTGCAAGGTCAAACGCGATCTCTACTTCGTTCTGATCGTGGTTGATGTCGTGTATGGACGGATACCGCATAATAAGGGACAGGTTGTCGCTTATCACGATGGTGCCGTCCGCAACAGGCTTTTCCTTTGTCTTGATGGTGATCTCGTCTAGTTTGATCTTTATGCTGGTGTCTTTGCCGCACTTGGGGCAGACTACCTGTGGCTTTACTTCTTCGCCAACGGACTTGGAGCGTATTTGCAGGAAGGCGTACTCTGCGTCTGCCACGCACATCTTGCGAGTATCCATGACACCGTTTGTGCAGGCGGAAATCACATTCCGCATGGCATCATTGATCTGATTCACGCTTTTGGATTGCAGTGCCATGAGAAGGACTTTTTCTTCCTTCACCACGAACGGGCGGAATTTTGAAACAATTCCTGATACGGGAAGGGTCATGGTGTACTGCGGCAGAGCCGCATTGGTCAGATTCAGTGTGTTCATGTTCATCCTTTAGTCAATGAAGTCAAAATGTATGTATTCATCAAGGCTGTGTGTTTATCACGGGATTGAATTTTTGAGGATCGTAGAATCCGTTTACCGTGCCATCGTATCCCATGCGGTTGATCTGCCCTCCGTTGGAAGTCAGAAACTGCTGCGGTGACGGAGGACCGACAAGTTCGGCTGCTGCAACTGGTGCTGCTTGCTGCAAACCAATGTACTGCGGCGTGTACTTTCTGAACGCAAGAGTGATGTCTTGTTTGAGAAAATCGTTGTCCTTGTCGTATCCTACTTGCAGATCACCGATAGCCTTTGGATACACCTCTTCCACATAGAAACTGTGAGCAGGATCGTCTGCTCTGGTGGTAACGGTGATTTGCAGGTTTGTGGTGTAGTCATCGTAATATCCAAACTTGTAGTTTGACGGACTGCACACCAGATTCATCCAGTCTTCAAAGAACTTGCGCTCACGCAGGTCGGCAGACAGAATCACGGATAGAGTCATCTCTCCTGCGTAGATGGGTTCATACGGCATATTCCGCGCAGGACCGTAGAATCTGTACGGAGTGGTTGACAGCGATCTGCCAGGAATCAGGATGGAGTCGCATCGCACCATCAGGTTCCGCATGAACGGAATGTTCGTGACTCCAAAGCCAGCGGGAGCCTCAAACAGCACCTCGTAGCGATTGCTGAACGCGAGTCCTGACTGCGTGATGGAACTGATGAGTTCGTTGATGTTTGATGGAACGAATGCCATTTATCTGCCTCCCCCGAGTGCCTGTGCCTTTGTGTCTCTGTAAACCGTGACGGGTCGCGCTCCCGAAAAGCGTGAAGTGTTTGCGGTCACCATCTGTTCCCACAACTGAAAAGGAACAATCGCGGGTCGCCGCTTCATGCCTTTCCACAGATACCGTCTATAGCACGGTTTGAAGAATTTGAATTGTCTCCGAGCATTGAGTCTGTCGTAGTCCACTTGTAGGCGGGTTCTCCACTCATCGTTTGCCTTTACCGTAGGAAGTCCCCTCATAATCGCGTCAAACAAGAATTCCCTCAAGTCGGGCTGGATGAAATGCAGGTTCACCCCTTCAAAACCGCCTCGGTACACATCAGTAATCAAGACAAGAGGAAACTTGTCGTAATATGTATTCCGTGAAATAAAAGATTCGCTCACGGGTTCGTATTTGAAAAAGACCATCTGCCCGTCCATCAGGCGGCTTGGTATGGACAACTGCCCTGCCCGTTGCAGCATCTTCACGAACTGAACATAGGTCTGTTCTGTTGCGCCAAGAACCGTGGTGGTTTCTTCTATGAGAGAGGACAGGTCTTGTACCATTTCGTCTTCGTTCATGTGGACTTCCTGAACAGATCGTCTTCTGTCAATATTTTGAATTCCCATCCCTTGGCATCAGATACGCGCTTCGCGGCTTCCCATTTAGCCTTGTTGGTGATCCAAGTCTGGACTTCGGTGATATAGCCCCTAGTGATGCGCTTTCGCTTCTCTGGTTCTCTGCACTGCTTCTTCGGCTTGATCTCCACCAGCCAGGTCTTGATCCCTTCTGGTGTTCGTATCTCCACCAAGAAATCAACAAAGTAACGGTGTGGCTTGCGGTCTATGGGACTCATGTAGGGAATCACTACCTCTTCCGATGCCCAACGCAGAACATTCGCACTGCTGTCGCAGTACTTCATAAACTTGCGTTCCCACATACTACGGTAGACGATCTTCGTGGGATCGCCAATGTATTTGGAGGGGTTGTCTGGTTGGAATTTACCTTTGTATGCCATACATAAATATGTAGCCGATTTTCAAAAGGAACTGCCCATGTCAGCAATACCGCAATCGCTAATTGACCCTGCTTTCACTTCCAGTGGGAAGCCGTTCATTTCCACGAACAGGTACGGCACGGGTCGGTACAGTCAGCAGGTATTTAATGAGCAGATGGGGGACGCTGTAACGCAGCAACTAGAGGGAACGCCCAAACTCACCCGAGGCGACCGCCGCCGTCCGTCCGTATTGAAATATCCATTGGATCTCGGTTCTGCACAGGTTCCCCATGTCATGCAGTTCAAGGTGTTTTGGCGATGGGAAGCCAAGGACTTGCGCGAGGGCATGGAATCGGCAAAGGCAGAGTCTCAAAAAAACATTCAAAACTTGCAGACGCTGGCGAGTCTCATAGACAACGGCGAACTATCACCCGAAATGCTGTATCGCTCGCCCTTGAGCAACGAAAGCATTGCTGCTCTTGAAGGCATGGTGGTGGATCCAAACACACTAAAGATCGTGGATCCCAACAGCCGCGACAGCATTGCCACCTTGTTGCAAACGAATCCTGGAAAAGCCAAGCAAATACTTGAGCAAACCATCATGTCTGAACAGACACGGCTTTCAAGCATTGAGTCTGAACTTGACGGTGGTGCTGGTAAAGTCGGTCTTGACGAACAAGAGCGTCTTCTTGTGCAAAACAGGCTTTCTGAAAATGTTCAGAGAACAGGCGTTGGTGAGTCTGCGATAAAAGGAGCCGCTGCTGGTGGGGTGTTTGGTGGTCTGGTTGGAATGTTGTTTGGAGGAAAGGGAGCAGCAATTGGAGCGGCAGCAGGAGCAGCAGGCGGTGCCGCTGTAGCAGCAGGAGGAGTGGCAGTCGCAAAAGCATTTTCCACAGAAGCCGTTTACGATCAAATGGTTTCCGTGTATCTGCCTTTCTGCACGAAGGTGAACAACGAAGACTCGTTCGTGTACGAGGATAGCAACCAAGCACTTGCGGGTGCGGTGTTTGACGCTACGGGCGGCGATGTACTGCCCGCAGCAGGACAGGCTCTTGAAGCAGGAGCGCAGATCCTTGGCAACAAGTTTGCGCCAGGTGCAATTCAGTCTGCGCGTGGCACAGTGATAAATCCTCGTCTTGAAAAACTGTTTCGGCAAAAGGACTTCAGAAACTTCTCGTTCTCTTGGGAGTTCTATCCGCGAAACCGCGATGAAGTGCAGGCTGTCCGCGACATCATTGAAACATTCCGTTACCACGCGCATCCTGCTATGGACAACAAGCAGGGAACGGAAGAAGAGAACATGGTGCAGATCATATTGAGAACTCCTGCGGAGTTTGAGGTTCGTTTCCTGTCGTCTAATCCTGACATCAATTCCGCTGGTTTTGTAGAGAACGAGTATCTTCCCAAGATCGGTCGCTGCGCGTTGTCCACCATATCGGTTGACTACACTCCCAACTCACTGTTCAGCACATTCGCTGACAACTCACCCACCGCGATCACGCTCACGCTGAACTTCAGCGAATTGGGTCTGCTCACACGCGAAACGGTAGACAAGGGCTTCTGATGGCTTACTTCTCAAAGTTTCCCATACTTCAGTATCCTGTGCGGGACGGCAACGAATTTCGTTTTGCCTTTGTCGCAAACTTGCTGCGTAGGGTGGGATTGAGCGAGGACATGAAGGGCGCAGACGGCGCGTTCATAGAGTACAACATCAAGGACGGTGAACGCCCCGAACACATTGCAGAGCGGATATACGGCGATCCGTCATTCCATTGGTTGGTAATGCTCACGAACGACATTGTTGATCCGTATCACGGATGGTACAAGTCAGGAAACGCACTTGAGAAATATGTGCAGAGCAAGCACGGCGGCAAGTCCGTGTTCATCGGCACCACTGCTGACGGGTATTTCTACAGCAAGTATGTGGGCACTGGCTCTTCTCTGTCGCAGGGATCGCTGTCCGCTGCCGTTGTTGACTACACTCCCGAACTGTGCAAACTCACGGTGCGCGGTGGAGAATTCTCTGAAGGCAACGCCACGCTCACGGTGAGCGGTTCCACGGCTTACACTGTGCAGATATTCCGCGTTGAGCCGTCTTTTACCGCAGTGAATCACTTTGAGTTTCAGCACAGCAGCGGCATCTGCGGAGCAAACGATGAGTTCACCGTTGACCCGTTGAGCCAGCAGAACTCAAGTTTCTCCTTGGTTGGCGGCGTGGTAGGAGCAACCGCGGACGAGTATCCCAATACGAGCCAAGGACTCACCTATCAGTCGGTTTCAGGAACCGTTGATTTTTGGGAAACCTACATCGGCAGGTACATTGGCGTGTCAGGCGACAAGGTGAATACCTATGCTGTAAGCAATCTGCTCCACGAAACCCGCGTGAATGACGACAAGAGAACCATAAAGATTCTGCATCCTCGTTTCAAGCGTGAAGCGTTGACTCAACTAGAAGCACTGTTGAGAGTCTAATATGTCCCAACACGGAAACGACATCCTATCAGCAGGCAATTATGTCCTGAACACACTGTCAATGCACTCGCTTGTCAGCGGAAAGCGATTGGACTTGACAAACTTGTTCAAGCGAATTGAGATATACGAGGATATGTTCTCTCCGTACATCACGGCAAAGGTGTACATTCAGGACGGATTCAATTTCCCCGAGCGGTTCCCCATCACGGGACAGGAGAAGATTGAGATATCGTTCAAGACCGATGTGAATGCCTTGCCGTTGGTTGAACTGGTGTTTCGCCTGTACAAGTTTGACGGGCAGCAGATTTCTGAAAACGGAAAGTCGCAGGATTATGTGCTGCACCTGATGAGCGAAGGCGGCTACCTGAACTTCTCGCAGTACTGTGGATACGCCGTGAACGGATCGGTTTCGGGAATGGTGGGAACGCTGTTCAAGAAGCACTTTGATGACAGTGTGTGGAAAGACCGCTTGGAAGTGGAGTCCACGCGGGACAATTATTCGCTTGTGGTGCCAGGTGTGTACACACCATTCAAGGCAATCAGTTGGCTGACTTCTCGCGCCATCTCGCAGACTGGAAAAGAGTACAGCCCGTTCATCTTCTATGAAACGCTTGACGGACACCGATTCAAGAGCCTGTCAAAGATCATTGAAGACGGATCAAAAAATGTCACGAACTATCTGTATACCATAGGCAACATCGGCATTGCAGAGGGCAGCAAGCAAGACTTGGGCTTCAAGAGCATTCTGCCCAACCGCTACCACAAGATTCAGAAACTGGAAGAACTTGGGCGGTTTGACGCTGTTGAGAACATTATGAACGGCTTGGTTGCTTCCCGTATGCAAGTGCATGACTTGCTACGCAAGGAAGATCGTCATATAGAGTTTCACGAAAGCGATGTGTTTGAAAGCATGAAGAAGTTGGGAGATCAACAGAGACTCAAGCAAGGCGATTCTTTGCTCCACAAGTCCCTGAAGACGGGCGGTGCATACTTCTATATGCCAACCACTCCGTACACAGTGTTCTCCAAGGGCAATCCCATAGAGGACAATTTCCAAACGGAAGCCCTGTTCCTCAAAAAGAAGTACCACACGAACGCTTTCCTGACGCAGAAGATCGTGATGCAGATTTTCGGAGACAGCCGCAGGCGGGTGGGTGATGTGGTGAATATCAGTGTTCCAAAGCCACAGTCTGATGTCACGGTGGTGCAGGATCAGAACGACAAGAACTTGAGTGGAGAGTTCTTGGTTACCAGCATACGGCACACGCTTGGCACGGCGTACAGTTGCAAAATGGAATTGTCCAGAAACGGCATGGGAGTGTAATGAAAGCATTTCTAGGAAAAGACGGATTTGTGTGGTGGCACGGTGTCGTGGAGGACATTGGTGATCCGCTGTACCTTGGACGGTGCCGTGTTCGTGTGTACGGATTCCATGTTCACGACAAGAAAGAACTGCCTACCGAGTGCTTGCCGTGGGCGTATCCCATGCAGCCTATCACCAGTGCGGCTCTGTCGGGAATAGGGCAGTCACCGACAGGTTTGCTTGTTGGTTCCCATGTCTTTGGATTTTTCCGTGACGGGGACGAGGCGCAGGATCCTGTCATCATTGGATCGTTTGGTGGCGTTCCGCTGAAGGCAGCAGACACGAACGCGGGTTTCGCTGATCCAAGCGGTCAGTATCCTGCAAAGCAGAGCGATGTGGACGACAAGAAATTCCCACTGGGAGTTTCGGTGGTTGGCGAGCAGGACACCAACAGGCTTGCCCGCAACAACGACAAAGATCAGATGAAATCCACGGTTGCTGCATACAAGGTGTCAACGGTGCAGACAGAAATACAAAGCACCCCATCCATAAAGAGTGCTTCCACTTGGAGCGAGCCTGTCACACCATACGCAGCAGAGTATCCGAAGAACCATGTTCGGTACACCGAAAGCGGTCATGTGGAAGAGTGGGACGACACGCCAGGCGCAGAACGCATTCACCAATTCCACAAGTCAGGCACTTTCACGGAAATCGGAAACGGGTGGGAAGGCAATCCTGACGGAACCCGCGTGCAGCGCATTGTTGGCGATGACTACGAGATCGTACACGGCAACAAGAAGATTCATATATCTGGTTCCGAAGGCTTAAATCTGGTGGTGGACGGAGCAGTGAATCTGACCATCAACGGTGGCGGCAACATACAGATAAACGGCAACACCAACATACTTGCATCGGACAATGTGAATTTGCAGATTGAGGGAACCCTAAAGGCATCAGGCAAGCAGATGGAGTTCTACGCGGACGGTGACATCGGCTTCTCTGGCAGATCAATATCGTTCATCACGGACAGCAATGTAATGGTGTTGCAGCAAGGCAAGCGTATTGAAGTCAATTCTGGAAAACCTGCGATCACTCCGCAGCGGGTGGATGTAAAGGGGGGCTGAAGTTGAATTACAGGGGCAAACATCGCAAGTACTCATCGGGGTCTTCCGAATATGCTGTGTATTCGTATGGCGATGTTGTCGAAAGAAATGGGGTTTCTTATGTTTGTAGTGTTGAAAACACATCGGGGTATATTCCAGAAGACACGAATTCAGGATTTATTTTGCTTGGTGGCGGAACAGGTGGCGGCGGAAATGTGAACTTCTCGTTTTCGTCCACTCCTCCTGCATCGCCTGGTGCGGGTGACCAGTGGTTTGACAGTGACAACGGCGTACTGTATGTGTATGTGGTGGACGCGGACTCGGGGCAGTGGATACAGCCCACATCGGGTGCAAATGCCATTGATGGCGGAACATACACATGAGCATCAATTTTCCGTCATCACCGTCACCTGGTCAGCAGTACTCCTTTCAGGGGCAGGCTTGGGAGTGGACAGGCGTTGCGTGGAAAGCAGCCACTGTATTAGCCACGAGCGGTGTCACTGGACCGACTGGACCGCAGGGAGCCACGGGATCACAAGGCAACACAGGAGCCACAGGACCGACAGGAGCAGCGTCTACTGTTCCTGGTCCTACGGGACCGACTGGACCTGCTGGACCCGCAGGACCGCAAGGAGCCACGGGTGCGGCTTCCACGGTTCCTGGACCAACAGGCGCAACAGGAGCCACTGGACCAGCGGGTACGCAGGGCAACACGGGTGCAACAGGAGCGACAGGATCGCAGGGTAATACGGGTGCAACAGGAGCGACAGGATCGCAGGGTAATACGGGTGCTACTGGACCGCAGGGTAATACAGGCGCAACAGGAGCCACTGGACCGCAGGGCAACACGGGAGCCACTGGACCTGTGGGCGATTATGTGATTTCGGTGAGTGGCATGACGGGAGACATATCCCTCATAGCGGGATCAAATGTCAGTTTAGGTACGGGTGGAAATGCAGTGACCATAGGAGTCACGGGAGCAGTATCGCAAGCGTTCGTGGTAGCCATGAGTATTGCTCTATAAATAGAGAGAACCACAGGATCACCCCATGAAACACCTACTTGGCACAGACATAACAGGCAGTTACACCTTCAATCCAGTTGCAAAAACTGTGACATTCTCGGGACTGCCACGAGCCATTACGCTGTCCAACATTCTGCTGATCACCAATGTGACCCGCAACACCATTATTTACAACTTTGCGGACACCGCAACAGGTGCTGTGAGTTTCAACAACAATGTGCTGACGCTTACCTACAACACTGCGTCCCACAGCGCAGGCGATGTGCTACAGGTGTTCTTGGATGTGGAGTCCAAAGAAGAGTCCCTGCACGATCTGCTTCGCCGCATGAACAAAATACTAGAGTCCAACAGCGTTGTAGACTTAAACCAGCGTCAAAGAATCACCATAGACGCTATTCGTAGCAGTGCAATCGCAACAAGCGATCTGGCAGGCACTTTGCCAGTATCTGGAACTGTTACGGCTAGTGCATCGGGAACTTATACGGTTAGCAATGGTATTGCTACTCAAACCATGTCAAACAGTTCAGCAAATCCATATACCATAGCAACACAAAGCACAGCCTCAATAATGGAAGGTCCAGTACATCAATTTTGGCGGGTAGCCAGTGATGCTCAAGCGTGCTACGCCTCCGCTATACGCTCTAAACTCACATTTTCATAATTAAGGAAACGCAATGGCAGTAACAAATCTTCTAAAGCAACAGGTCGATCAGCCAGTATTTGAATGGATGCGCCCTGCACCCACAGCAACAAGCAGCACCGCTTGCTTGGTGTCTTCAGACGAGAAGGCACGATACCTGTACTACATTGTGGCTCAAGCCATGTGGCGTTACGACACCTACAGCGATTCGTGGCAAGAGTGCGCCCCACCAAACATTGCTCCAGTCACCCTTGTGGCAGCAAAATACGCAGCGTACTCTGGCAGTAGGGGACATACCATCAGTGCAACATCAGACACCATCACTATTGGTGGGCTTGGCAGGCTTGGCAATCTGTGCGTTGGCAGCAAGATTCGCATCATTGCAGGAACAGGAGCAGGACAAGAGCGAACGATTACGGGTGTTTCTGATGGTGTCATTCACGATAACGGCTTGGCAACCACTGCAAGCGCAACCCAAATTGGTGACTCCACGAAGAAGTGGCGAGTAAACCAATGGGACGGATACAATGTGCGGCTTACATACAACACAGGTCAGTCACAGATTCGCAGGATTCTGTACAACGACACCACCACGCTAACTCTTTCCGATACCAACCACCAAGCGGTTGACAGTTTCAACAACACAGGGTTCTCTGCGGTGGCTCCGTTTGCGGTTCCTGTCACCACTGCTGGCGCACAGACTAATTTTGTCATAGAGTCCACTCAACTTACTGTAGACTCGTCTTGGACAGTTACACCAGACGAAAGTTCAATCTATCAAATTATGACGGGTGGAATATGGTTGCTTTCAGCAGCATCATCAACACCGTTTTCGTCTTGGCAGTTCTACGATATTCTGTTGGACACTTGGTTCACCAAAACTCCAGGTGGTCCAATGCACTTTGCTGCTGCACTTGGAACCGATTTTGCTGTTGACCGTACAGGTGAGGCAGGTGGCGTGTTTGTGGGTGGTGTCACTGCGTCTTCGGCTGCTGCAAAAACATTGGTTCACAGTGGAGCAACCTACGAGTACGACCGTTACGCAAATCACCAGATACGAATCGTGTCAGGCACAGGAATTGGTCAACGCAGACGAATTGCCGCTCATACTGCGGACACTTTCTATGTTGACCACAAGTGGGACATCACCCCCGACAACACATCAGGTTATGCCATATACGGCGATACGGACAAAATGTGGATGGCTGGCAACGGTTCTGCTGCCCTGCTCCAGTATTCTGTAGAAAGAGATTTGTGGGCAACCGCACCTGTAGTGGATACTGGTGTTGCCCGACAGATATCTGCTACTCCTGCTGCGGGAAATACGGGTTCGTATGGACCGCCACACGAAGGATACGCCGTAACGAGCATCACTTATTCTGCAAGCGGTATTCTAACCGTAGCAGTAAACGCAGGCGGTTCAGGTTATGTGGTTGGTGATTTGGTGACTTGCTCCACCACAGGGTCAGGTGGTCAGGCATATGTCACCGCTGTAAGTTCAACAGGTGCAGTAACCGCACTTCAACTTGCAGCATCAGGCAGTGGTTATGTGGCAGGCTCAACCAACACCACAGGTGGTAGCGGCACAAGTCTTACCATCACCATAACTGTTGGAAAGGTGGGAAATGTGGTAACTGCGGTAAACCACGATTTCCGACACGGTGAATATGCCACTATTGCTGGATGTGCAACAGAAACCACATTCAATGCCACATTCCAAATCATAGGCACAGCATCGCTAACCACTTTCAGCGTTGCTGCAAATGCTGCTGCAACACAAAGCCCTACGGCTGCAAGTTCCTTGACCACATCTCTGATTGTAGACGCCACTCAAAACTGGAATACAAACGAGCATATTGGAAGAATTGTGTTTGTTCAGGCACCAGGAATATCACCCACAAACTTGGGTGCCAGACGCATTACCGCAAATACTGCAACAACACTAACTTTGTCTGCTGCCATTTCTGCAATGACAAACGGAACATCTCGTTATGTGATTCAAGAAGCACGACCGTTTGGTGCTATGTCCATAGACAAAGTTCCCGAGCGTTCTCCTAACGGATGGGCAACTTCAGGAACCGCAACAACTCTGGTAGACAGCACAAAGAATTGGAGAAACAACCAGTATCTAAACTGCCGTGTTCGTGTTGTTGCAGGAACAGGCGAAGGTAATGATGCGGTAATCACCGCCAATAGTGCCACCACGCTTACTGTTGCGTCTTGGGGTATTGCCACACCTGATGCTACTTCCAAATACGAAATCATGGACTCATACGGAATAGTAACAACAGGTGCAGGCACTACAACTGTTACCGATGCAAACAAAAATTTCCCCGTAAACTATCTGGCAGGAAAAAGAATTCGTTATATTGCTGGAACCGCTTCTTCTTCTGCTGGTACATCAACAGTAGAAGTTTCAGTAACATCAAATACTGCAACAGTAATTACTGTACCTACATTGACTTCCAACGCCACAGATACATTCTATGCAATTTATGAAATCCCTGTAAGAAGCACGGGAACCGACATCAAGTGGTTGTTTGGGTTGTCTGATACAGCCAAGAAGGGGCGGTGGATGATCTCTCCCCGTGGTGGTGGTTCCAACCTGTTTGACATATTTGACATCTCCACATCCAAATGGGAAATCACGCCGTTCATCACACCCATCACAACAACCATGACAACTGGTTCCATGTTCGTGTACGATGGTGTGGACTCGTATTACTTCACGAAGGACGCAACCAACCGCATCTATGTGCTGGACCTGGCGAAGTTCAAGGTTGACATTGCGACATCAATTCCATACGCTCACAATACTGCAACATTGAGCAACAAGTTTGAGATTGTCAAAACTGCCGATGATCTTACATATCTTTATGTCATGCGCCACACAGGTCAAGAAATGTGGCGCACACTCAAGTTCTGGTGATAGGAGAACAGGATGACAATAGAACAACTAATAAAATTGGCTGAAAACAAACTCTCTGTTCTTAATGAGCAGAAAAAATACTACACCCAAATGGGTGATGTCAACAAACTCATTGAATTGGATACGGAGATTGCACATACTGAAACCACTCTTGCCCAACTGAAGACTTTGCCTCATATCGTTTGAACGGAGTAACCCATGCCAGTAAACGGGGTATCCCGTGCGTATCTTGACACCGCAGGGGGAACCATACAAGTTGGCAACCCCGATTTTTATCTTGACGGATTACCTGTAGCAATGCAGGGAAATCCTGTGCAGAGTCACGGAAACAATGAACACTCGTCCGCCGTGATCGTGAACGGCTCACCCAATTTCCTGATCAACGGAATTCCTGTATGCACATCCGCAAGCCAAGCCAGTTGTGGTCATCAAGCAACGGGGTCATCCACATTCACGGTGGGAACATCAAGCCGTGGCAGCGAAAGCCGTAATCCTGGCACGGCTCCGCAGTTTTCATACACTCCACCCGAAACGCCCAATCCTATTTGGGTTGCCACTTGGCATCCTCCTGTTTCTGGAAAAAACAGAAGCATTGCCGCAGAGACATACACAACTGAAGACTTTCAAACATACGATTTTGTGAAACCACTAATATGGCTCACTGCACCGAACAGCAGTTCTTCGTATATTGATGACTCTGCTCAATCGTACTTCACGAAGATAGGCACAATTACATCGTACAGAAACAGGATAAACGGTATTGTAAACGGATTGAACAGTCTTCCTGAAGGTATGCGTGCGTTGGCTCCGTGGTATTACTGGAACGGATACGCATACTATGAAAACGAAACAAAGAAGAGAGGTGATTTTGCTGCTTTTGTGGCTGCTAATCCTGATTACAACACCTATCCTGGAATTTGCGGTGATCGTGCCACTGGCATCTTTTTGTTTAATCGCAAATCAGATAATCTGCGAGGAGCGGGCTGGACGCTTGCTTCCATATGGGGAGCAACTGCTATAAATCAAATTTCTGAAGACTGGAAAGTGATGTGTTCTGGTCTAAAAAATCGCGGAGCGAACATAGACTACCTTGTTTTTGACACGGAAGGGTTTCCTGGAAATGCGTTCACCGATTACCCTGTGGGAAATCGTCAAGCCGCCCTAGAATCAATGGAAAGCGATCCTCGGGCGCAGCAAGAGTGGTACGGGGCAAGACCACTTAAAACGGTGCTGACGCAAGACGGAAAGTATCCTACGAACAGTGCATTGCGTGCTGCCACCAATCGACATCCACAGACTGAACCAAGTTACATCTATTGGAACGGCGGTCTTTCTTCCATACGGAACGCCAGCATGACATACTGTTTCTACGAAACAGCAAAGCAGAATTATCCTGATATTGGCTTGAGTAATTACGAGTCATTCAAAACCACCGACAAGGATTGGGCATATGATCCGTATGGACATCCTGTGTATCAAGAAAATACCGTGGGTGATGGCGCAGCACCGTATTTGTACGCATCATGGAACAGTGATACTGCGTGGGTAGTAGATCCATACGACAATACTCGCATCATAAGAAACAACACCAATACATTTACGGACACACTTCCGCGATTCAAAAATAGTATATGGAATTGTTTTTTGGTGGACATACAGCAAGTGAGAGCAATCAAGCGAGCAGATTCAGCGGCTTATCTTCGTCCGTGGATTCGTCCTCGCGGTTGGGCGGGTGATGCTGGCTTCATAGTAGGAATAACATTTGGGCAGCAGTATTCTCCTGCAAGCGGCGAGAAATTTTATTATGAAGTAATTCGCCATTGTTCCGTGCTTGGAGCAGAGCATTTTTACTATTGGAATTCAGCGGATACGAGTGCAACCACAAATCCAGAAAATATGTCTAGAAATTGCACTGAATTGAATGGTGTGATGAAAGAAGTAAATGATTTATTGGGAGGATATTCACCAGACACGGTTACAAAAAACCGCATTTCGTTTAACACGGATTATGTGGTGAGCGGAACCAAAGCCGCAGGGGGCGACAACAAGGACAAGTATGTGTGGCGAATCACGCCCAAGCCTGGTCTTACGCTCATAAGTGAAACAGGGCGACCGCTCACGGTGGACGCGGACGGGGGCGCATGGCTCGTAACCTCGTCTGTCGTGATACCTAAATATTCTGTTCAATAAGGAGAGCGTATGGCAGAGTGTCCGTGCAAACAATCGCTAACAGACGGTGAAAAGGGAATCCTCAACTTTGGATTGACCAACGAGATGTTGCGTAATCCCAACGCAGCAGCCATTGCAGTGTATCGGCAGTTGGGTGGCGCGAACGGCGCAAGAATAGAATCACTCATACAAGCCGCCCAAGTTGGAGGTGCAAACAACGCCCTCACCACTGCACTACCTGAACTGAACCGCGTGAAAAGCGCGATCAATGTGCTGGACAACCGCGTGGACGCATTTGAGAACGAGTGCAAGCGGTTCACCGATCCCAAGCAACTCATCAACATCATCAGTTCGTTGAGTCTGTTTGCAGAAATGCAGTGCGCCTTGGGCATTCAGGGATTGGATATTGGGGTGGGGCTGAATGTAGTGAACCAAAACGGTCAGTTGTCCATCAACTACGCGGTGGCGGCAAATGTTGATCTTGAAAAAATACTCAATCAGTTCTCGGACAACAACCTTGGATCAGCCGCCGCTGATGCAGTACGGCAGTTGCAGGAAGGCTTGGGCAAGATCACGGGAGTCATGGATCAAGCCAACACGGTGATTGCGGGACTGATGAACGCTGCCGAAGCCTTGCAGAATCAGGCAGCGGACTTTATTCAAAAATATACGAGCATCAACGCCCTAGCGAATCTCATCAACGAGGCAAACACCGATCCGTGCTTTAAGTTGGGAGGCACGCTGAACGGTAGTTTGGTCAGTCCTGACTTCCTGAATGCAGTGCGCGGGGGTACACCAACGGGTTTTGGGGGTTACCGATGAAAGACGCAGCCGAATTTTTGACTTCGCTGAAGGACTTTGCCCTTGCGTTCGGGGAGATCATCGGTGTTCTGCTCACAGGAGTGGGAATCGGTGTGTGGGGAATCCTGCGTAAAAAGAAGTCCGTGCTGAAGTGGTCGCCGCAGAAGGAGAAGCGATTCGTGGAGTCCCACACCCAAATCCACGAAATGCTCACGGAACTCCGCGTCACCGTCCGCGCTTGCCGATGCCTCATTTTTCAGTTTCACAACGGCGGATCGTTTGCGGACGGCACTTCCATCAAGCGGTTTTCGGTTACCCATGAGTCGTGTGCCGCGCCAACGCAGAGCATGATTCTTGAATCGCAGGATGTGCTGCTTACCCGTTACATGGATTTGGTTCGCGTCATGGAGGAACGGGCTGGCAAAATAATACGGGTTGACTCCCTGCCGCCGTCCGCATTTCGTTCTGGACTTGAGATAAATAGCGTTGAATACTTCAGCGTTCTGCCTCTCAGGTGCATGGACGGAATTACACCGATGGGATTCCTGTGCTGCCATTGGTGTACGGCAGCAGAACTGGATCAGATTGAGAACGAGGGAATCACGGAAGACGCGCTTCAGGAACTCATAGAAAACAAAACGCAGAACATAAACGCATACCTGTCCTACAAAAACGGAAAACAGTAAATGGCATCACGGATCATCAGCAACAGCACGAAAGCGGTCTTTTCAGATATTGACCCTACTTTCACCCGTAGCCCGAAGACCAGTGATCTGCTCACGGTGCGGGATGACGGTGCTGTGCGCTTGTCGTTGAAGAACTTGCTGTCCACTTCTTTTGGAGAGCGGTTGTTTCAGCCCACCATCGGTGGTTCGCTGCGCCCTCTCCTGTTTGAACCAATAGATGCAATAACCACGATGGAAATCCGTGACCGCATTCTGCAAACCATACGGAACCACGAGCCTCGCGTGGGAAATGTGATTGTTGATGTCATAGCGAATCCTGACGAGAACTACTACACGGTGAATGTGGAGTATTCCGTTGTGGGGATCGGCAAGATAGATCGGGTGTCGGTCGTACTAGAAAGGTTGCGCTGATGGCTAACACGAACAGTTTCAATATTGTAGGGCTAGACTTTGATGACGCAAAAGCGTCACTGAAGGCGTTCCTGCAATCACAGGACACGCTGAAGGACTACAATTTTGACGGTTCGGTGCTGTCCACAGTGCTGGATGTGTTGGCGTACAACACCCACTACCAGGCGTTCTACGCAAACATGGTGGCAAACGAGATGTTCCTTGACAGCGCGGCTCTGCGTCCGTCCGTGGTTTCCCACGCGAAGACGCTCGGATATGTGCCCACTTCCCGCCGCGCAGCAAAGGCTGTGCTTGGCATTTCGGCGGCAGGCGCATCAGAGTCCACCTATCTGGCGCGTGGCTCGGAGTTCGTGGGCACCGATCCTGCGGGAACGCAGTACCGCTTCGTGTTGCTTGACACAGTGTACGCAGACGCGGACACACAGCAGTTTGCGGATGTGGAAGTGTACGAGGGCACGCTGCGCCGCATGAGTTATGTGTACGATCCCACGAAGAAGCCGTCTTCGGTGCTGCTCATTCCCAACGACAAGATCGACACAAGCACCATCAAGGTGCGCGTCAAGTCTTCTGCAACTGACAACACGGGAATAGAAGACACATGGGTATATTCTGATTCGTACATTGACCTGACACCCACATCAAAGGTGTTCTTCCTTCAGGAAAAGGAAGCAGGAATGTACGAACTGTTCTTCGGTGACGATTTCCTTGGTCAGCAGCCAGAGGCAGGAAACATCGTGATTGTTGAATATCTTGAAACAAACGGCGATCAAGGCAACGGGATTGACTCGTTCTCGTCCTCCATTTCAGGATTGGGCAACATCGGCGTGGTGAGCGCGTCCTCGGGTGGCGCACTTGAGGAGAGCGTTTCCAAGATCAAGTTCCTTGCTCCCCGCTTCTACCAATCACAGAACCGTGCCGTCACAGAAGACGACTACACCGCAGCAGTCATCAAGGACTATCCCGCGGCGGATTCGGTGTATGTGTACGGTGGCGAAACGGTGACACCCCCGCAGTACGGCAAGGTGTTTGTCGCGGTGAAGCCGCGCACGGGAACCGCACTCACGGCGGAAGAAAAGCGCAGCCTTGCGCGAACGCTGAAGGACAACCGCTCGGTGGTCACGGTGACACCTGAAATCGTTGATCCCGACTACATTGATCTGGTGATTGATTCGCTTGTCACATACGACCCCACCCGCACATCGCTTGGCGTGGGAACGCTGAAGGCACTTGTGGTTGCGTACATCTTCACATATTCCGCCACCACTCTTGAGCGGTTTGGTTCCAACTTCTACCTGTCCAAACTCACAGAAGGCATGAACAGGCTTGACCCGTCCATCTTGAGCAACGACACCACGGTAAAGATTCGCAAGACCATTAATTTGAGCAAACTCGTCCTGTCCAAGGGCTTCAGCGTGGATTTCAAGAATCCGCTGTACCACCCGCACAGCGGTCACTCGTCCGTGGTTTCGTCCTCCACTTTCTCCCATGTGGACACGAACGGAACCACCGTGAGCGATGTCTATGTGAACGATGACGGCAACGGCATTCTGAATCTGGTGGCAAAGAACAGCGGTGGCATCGTATACACCGTGTACCCACGGATCGGAACCGTTGATTACGATGGGGGGCGAATCTCGTTCAACTCGTACTTCAATCCCATCAGCACATCGGTGCTGTTCACGCTCACGGCTGAACCGCGAAACGAAGACATATTCGTGTTTGAAAACAAGATTGTCCGCATCAGCAGAGGTTACACCGATTCCGTGAAGGTCAGCGTGCAGTCGCAGACGAACCGCAAGCAGAACCTGAAGGCGTAAGGTAATGGATCCAAAGAACATAATACTCAACACCGAAGCGGAAGCACTTGAAGACATTCTGTCTCCTTTTATTGAGGAGCAGTTTCCGTCATTCATGCGTGCAGACTACCGCAAATTGGTGCTGTTCATCAAGTCGTATTATGAGTGGTTGGATGAAAAGGGAAACGCTGGATATGTGCTTGGCAAACTAGACACCATCTATGACGCTGACCGCAGCCTTGATGAGTTCTATTCCCATTTCAAGAACACCTATCTGCTCACCTTTCCCGAGGTGCTTGCCACGAACGCAAGCGGCAACAAGCCCAACAAGAACACGCTGCTGAAGAAGATTCGTGACTTCTACGGCAACAAGGGAACCGAAAGCGCGTACAAGTTCCTGTTCCGTGTGCTGTACGACAGCGACTTGGAAATCTATTATCCCAAGGAAGACATTCTGAAGGCTTCGGATGGTCAGTGGCTTGAACCGAAGTCGGTGAAGACCACTTCCACCAACGGCACTGCCCTGTTCAGCGGCAAGAACGGGCGGTTGGCGCAATACTCTGGTACGCAGGTGTCCGCGTCTGCGTTCATTGAAAGCGTGGTGCAGTACTCCTTCAACGGTCTGCCTGTCACGGAGTTCTTCATTTCAGACATAAACGGCACATTCCTGCCTGGTCAACAGGTGTACATTGAGCAGGGCAGCGATGAGTGGGTGGAAACAGCGTACTCCGTTCTCGGAGACTTCTTTGTTGAGATTCCTGGTGACGGGTATCGCGTAGGTGACACCGCCACCGTGATTGACGCAAACGGCGTGGGCTTTTCGGCAAAGATCGACCAAGTGAGTTTTTCGGGTGGCGTAAAGAAGATCGGCATTGCCAACTCGGGACTCAATTATTCGGGTGACCTTGTGCTGAACATCTTCAGCGACAGCGGTGCGCGATCCGCCAAGGTTGTTGCCCTGCGGAGCGCGGTCACGAATTATCCTGGCTACTTCTCTGGCAATCGCGGAAAGATTTCTTCAAACAAGAAGATCCAAGACGGACACTACTATCAGGACTTTTCGTATGTGCTGAAGGGCGAGGTGTCCTTTGATTCGTATTTTGATCTGCTCAAGAGCATCATCCACCCTGCGGGCATGAGGATGTTTGGATCGGTGCTGTTCAAGAGTGAAATAGACAACACACTCACCTCGTCTGCACAAGCCACATATTTCCTCACTCCCGTGATTGGTCAGTACACCCCGTACACCACGGGAACCACCATTGATCTTCGGAACAACGGAGTCACCGCGTCTGGATATTGGCTTGGCGCAACAGGTGACCTGTATCCACTTGGGTACAACCCGTACATCGGCAGCACTGCACAGGTAGGACCGAACGGCAGCACCACGCCCAACGGCACGGTGTTCGTTGGCACATCCCTTGGGTACACTTGGTGCTATGTGCCAGAAAGCGGTATCACAGCACACAACCCAATCGGTGCGCCTCTTGGCAGCACTGCGTCTTGGACGCTTGGTCACGAACGCGGTCCTGATCCTGACACGATCAGCGGACTTGTGCTGTGGCTGAAGCCAGAGAACATCGGCGTGTGTGGTTCGGTGGCAAACGGCGCAAGCATGGATGTGTGGCGCGATGCTTCTCCGTCTGCAAACCACGCACTGCCTCCCAAGTGGGGACGGTGGACAACCGATCCTGCGTACTCGGGAGTCACCATTGACGCGCTTCGTCCCGTGCTTCAGACAGGAATCACGGGTATTTGCTTCAACGGTGGAGTGATATATTCGCCGCAGAGCGTGTGGACAAACAACGGCAAGACCCTTGGTGGTATTCCTGGCTTTACATTCGGAGCATCAGGAAACACAGCAGGCAAGATACTCACGGGTCAGCATTTCTATCTCACGAACGGCATCACGCTCACGGACGACATGGATGTGTTCATGGTGTATCGCTCCACAAGCGACAGCCCTGCTCGGGGAATCGGCTTGGTTTCAGCGGCAACTGCGCTGCTTGGAGTCACGAACGACACCGTTTTCTTCAACCGTTCGTACAACCAAACAGACAGGACTGCTGCACAGCAGACATCGGAGTATTACCGAATACTGCCTGACGGCACTCCACAGTATCCCAACAACGCCACCGTGCAGACTGGACTTGTGGGATTCCGTCCTGCTGGCGGCAATTTTGCGTTCCCGCAGAACACCCTTGCATACGATCCCCATGTGTCGGGTGCGTGCTTGGGCATTGTGGTGGGAGAGTGGCGGCGCAGCAACAATCGCATAGAGACATTCTTGAATGGTGACGCTGCACTGAACAGGTCGCGCTCCACAGGTATCGCGGTTGCGGATCTCGTGTCTCCAAACAATGAAGACTTCTTGGTACGAAACGGATTGGTGCTTGGAATTGATGGAAAGAGCGGTCCGTCTAACAATGAATACACTGCAAATGCTTACGACAATCTTGTCCATCGCTATGTTTATCAGGGAGAATCTGAATTTTTCAGACGGGGAACGGCGATAGGCAACGAAACTTTTGGCACAAGCAAGGTGTATTGGGCTGATACGGTATCATCCACGACCACAAACGCTATTGGAAGAGGTCTTGGTTCCATTACATTTGATTCCGATCCGTGGGGCAGAAAATCGCTAGTGTTCGACAGCAGACCCCGAATTTTCCCTTTCCATACAGATGATCAGCGATTTCCAAAGATTGATCTGACACAGGCTCCGTACAACTCACTTGTTACACCATCAGGTTTGAGTTACAGCGCAGTATACGGTCAATTTGTTGGAGTCACATGGGGACGGGCTGGGTCTTTTGCAAGATCAAATACTGGATACGGGGGTTTTTTGGTTGGCAGATATTCTGGAGGCATAGGAACCAATGCACCAATAATTCCCATTGACGAAACACAGATTTACAGATTCTCGGTGTGGATGAACCGTAAGGAATTGGGTGTTCCGTGGACTGGCTTGAGCATGGGAAACGATGACCGTCCAGCCATTAGTAATACCAACACTATAAACGGAAATATGTATTTTGGTGTTCACGGAAACGGTTACCCATCCATAAACAATGATGGTTTTGGATATACTCTTGACCGAGTTATTCCTAGAAATGGGGGTAATCCCAACTGGAATCATTATTTCTTTGTTGCTCCACCACAAAGGGTTCCGACAGGGTACGACGAGAACAAATGGTATTTGTATGTGTACTATATGTACCCATCGGGTTCTCCCACAGGACCAGCGTTTTCCCATAGTGCAACAAGCGGTAGATACACCACAGACGGCGTGTCTAGCAGACTAATACCTTATGGTAGTGCTGGTGACGCACAGTGGGTTCCTGGCACTACCTATGCTGCTTTACGCTCTTGGGCTTTTTATCCTGTGGACGGAACTCCGCGGCATCAGATTTTTGAACCGCGCATAGACCTTGTGGACGGCACGGAGCCGTCAATTGCCGAACTGCTGAACGGCAGTGCGTATCGGCTGAAGAATCGTGACGGAATCGTTCAGCCTGTGTACGCCATGAATCAACCTGTGTACGCAACCGCAGACATGGGGTACTTCCGTTTTGATGGATACACATCGGGTGACCACTTTGAGATAGATCCTGCTCCTGCTGTTTCGGTGGGAACTCCTCGGCAGAATCGCTTCACTGTGGAAACAGTGTTCTACCCCACACCCAATCCAGTGTCATCGGTGACCACCCATTTTATTCTAGGCTCTTCCACCAACGGAATTCGGCAGTATCTCGGGTACGATCTTCTGAAGAAATCCGTCAAGGCGGTGCTATGGGACGGAACGAATGTACAGGTTGTTCAGACACCCGACAATTCTGTTCCTCTGAACACATGGGCGCACTGCGTGCTTCAGATAGACGGGGTTTCGGTTCAGATATGGATCAACGGACAGCAAAAACTTAATACCTCTGTTTCTCTTTCGTCTGTGCTGCCGTGGGATGTAGAGTCGGACGGCACTCGGGGACGGTGGACACTTGGATTCCTTGACCGCTTCTTTGCAGGTGACGGTCCAACCAAGGACAATTGGTTCCGTGGTCGGATATCCGATTTCCGTGTGTATGACCGTATACTGCTTCCGACAGAAATACAGCAGAACTTCAACTCAATTCGTTCACGATACGAACTGTAAAGGCGTAACCTATGGCAGAAGTAACAGAACTAGACTACGCAGCACCAGCAGAACAGTACAGTTCCTCCCCTGTTTCGCTTGGGCGTTTTGGAGCATATGTTCGCGCCGAACTTGGTTCCACGGCTGCTGTGGCTAACGCAGATTTTGTAAATCATGCACGGAGTGACACAGACAATCCTTCGTATTCTTTTCAGGGTGTGCTGCACGAAGTCATAGTTTTCAATCGCAAGTTGACTGAAGTTGAGCGTCAACAGGTATATCAGTATCTGTCTTTCAAGTACGGACTTGACGACACCTTGCCTGATTCGTTCACCAAGTCTCGCAATAGTGCGTATGCAGCAGGATTGACCTATTGGGAAATACGGCATCACCCAAACACAGAAGGGCTGTCCACCATTCCCGCGGGCATATGCTTTGGCGGAATCACACTACAGAATTTCGTACATTTCCCCGACACGCTGTACAAGTCCGCAGGCACGGTGCTGTCCAACGGAACTGTGCTGTCGGGCGATACATACAGTAATATTGGATAAGGGGAACCGAAATGGCTAGTTACCTGAAGGCATCAATCGAACGCTCATACGCCGAGAGTTTCTTGGCTGAACTCGAACGCAACGAGAATCAGTATTTCTTCTTTGTTGCAAAGGGAACCACATGGGCAAACGAGAACAGCCCATCGGCATATTCGGATACCGTGGCGGCTGAATATCAGGTGATGAACGAGATCATCGGTTACAAGAAACTCAATCCGCAGAACATCCTGTTTGCACTTCCCCGTTACGAATGGACAAGCGGAACGGTGTATGATCAGTACGAAGACACCGTAAACTTGTTTGACGGCAATGATCCCGCAATATTCTATGTGGTAACTGATGCGAATCATGTATACAAATGTTTGGGAAACAACGGCGGAAACACCAATGGTTCAACGGAAAAGCCCACCCATGTGACCTCTGAAGCCGTCACCCTCGGTGACGGATATGTGTGGAAATATCTTGCTACCATCAGAGAAGGCGATCTTCCTTACGAACTCACAGACTACATTCCTGTCGATGTAGCCACCATCAGCAGCGACAACGAGACACAGAATCAGTACAATACCCAACTTGAAGCGGTGAACGGAGAGATCACGCGGATAGATGTAGACAACACAGCCACACCAGGCGTGTATCCCTATGCTTACGATCAGGTAATCTCTGGCATAAACACTCCATATCTTATTCAAGTTGCGGCATTTACGGAAATCAGCAGCATTGTTAAGCAAGTGCGTATCACTGACGCTGCCTCTAGAGATCGCATCAATGTACTGACATCAAATACTCCGAGTAATCTTGTTGGATATGTCATGCGCGTAAACGCAAGCACTGCCAATCCAGCAGAAGTGAACAATTACGGCGTGATTACCAATGTGACAACTGGAGCAAACGAAATAATTTTTACGGTTGAAAACGATGCTGTAGATTTCGTGGTAACGCCAACCACACAGACTCTTGTTTCTGCTGTGGACTTTTTGCCGTATATCAAAATTGTTGGTGATGGCAGTGGAGCATTTGCTTTCCCAAACATGAATGCGAACAAACAAATCACCGCAATTGATATACAGACACAGGGAAATGGCGGTCGAAACTACAGCAAGGTCATGCTTGAGGTCACTAGTGAAGTACAGGCTGGAACTGATCATCCGACTCTTACTGCGGTGCTGTCGCCAAAAGGCGGTCACGGCAGCAATATTCTGAAAGAGTTGAACATCAAGGACATCTTGATAATAGTTGATATCGGTGAAGAAGATCAGAACAAGTTCATTACTGGCGGCACATATCGTCAGTTTGGAATCATCAAGAATCCACGGCTGGTAGGTAGTGCGGGATTGCTTGCAGGTGAAAACAATCCTTATTACAGAGATATAACCCTTATTCGTGAGGATGCTGTTCCTGATGCTTCTCATTTTGATGGGTCTTCCGACAACTACATCATCGGTACAGAGTCGTTTGCTCTTGCAAAGGTAGACGAAATAAAAACCGCTCCCAACTCTGCAACGAATTTTGTTACCGTGAAAACCCTTAATTCTTCTGGACGCTTCATTACCCGTCTTCAGAGAATTCGTGACTATACCCTAACAGTGCAGAATGCCTTGGAATTTTTCAACGGAGAAAGGGTTTTTCAGAGTATTCCCGCAGGAGCAATCATTACTACTCCTAGTGGTGGTGGAATTTCATTTGGATACGATCTTGATGTTTCTGGAACGGTTATCGGCAGAAGCGCAAACAACCTATATGTGCGGGTCATCACAAACGGTAATTTTGTCGGCGGATATCAACTCAGCAGCACGCAGTCTGGAGTTACTGGAGATGTTCTCGCTGTCAATGTCACGAACGGAGAATTAGTGGTAGTCACTAAATCCAATGGTGGCAGTGTACAGGTTGTTCAAAACTCAAATTCGGTTCAAAAACTGTATCGCGTGGTGGAATCTGGACAGTCATATTTTGACCTTAATAACACCCCATCGTACAGCGGTCTTCATGTGCTTGAAGTCGCTACAAGCGTAAGTGGAGCAACGGGAACGCTTGATATATCATATGCTCCGTTGACTCAGAACTCATTCTCTAATGGTGATGTGGTGCATCAAGGTACTACAGGAGAATTCGGTCATTACGCCACGGGACAGGTTTACAGATGGAATTTTGTAAATCCATCGTATGGAGTCCTGTATCTCACCAATGTCACTGGACGGTTCCGTGATGTGCAGACTCATGGCGCAACAGGAGCAGGGTTTGGCGAGTATGTGATCAACACTGTAACCCTGCCAGAAATAGACCCAACTTCGGGCGAAATACTATACATAAACAATGTCAGACCTGTCACGCGAGGCACGGGTCAAACCGAAGAGTTCAGGCTCCGTCTAGGATTCTAAGAGGAACACATGGCATACGATCCCAGCATTTTCAACATCAACCCATATTACGATGACTTTGACTCTGCAAAGGGGTTTTTGCGTGTGTTGTTCAAGCCTGGCTATGCTGTGCAGGCGCGCGAACTCACCCAATTACAGACAATTCTTCAAAATCAGTTGTCCCGTGTTGGTGACCATTTGTTCAAGGACGGTTCACGAATAGTCGGGGGCGGAATCACTGTTCGTAACGCATCATACCTCATGGTGGATGTTGGCATAAATAGTCCTTTGTATGGAGTCACTGACTTTCAGCCACTTGTCGGCGGAACAATCACCTCCACGACTAGCGGAGACACAACAAGTGCAAAAATTGTTGGATATATTTCTCCTGACCTGAACAGTGATGGCTATCTTGTTTTGGTTGTTGATTTTTATTCTGGATCGGAATTTGGCTCAAGCACCATAAATCTCATCAACTCTCCAGATGTTTCGTATACTGGTGCGAATGTTCTCACTATAGCACCCGACTCGTTTGCTACAGGTTCATGCAAAGTTATTGGTGTAGCAGAGGGAATATTCTATATCAACGGCTTCTTTGTACGCACAGGATTGCAGCAGTTTGCTCCCTATCGCCTGAGCAGCGATGGTTCTTATCGTGATCTAGAGTTTGCTTCTGTCACAGGAGAAGAATTTGCTGAACTGTCCAAGAAGATTGGTTTTACGATAACAAACGACAATGTGACTGAACAGGAAGACTCAACTCTCAGAGATCCTGCTATCGGTTCATACAACTACAATGCGCCTGGTGCAGATCGTTACACGATTGTATTGACTCTTGATCAGACCGATCTTACCGAAACTCCATCTAATTTTGTTGAACTGTTGCGGTTTGAGAATGGTCGTGTCACGAAAAAGGTAGAGCGGGTCACTTACGGAGAAATCGAAAACGCGCTTGCCCGTAGAACATTCGATGAGTCTGGATCATACACGGTTCGTCCTTTTGAGGTTCAAGTTCGCACAAACGATTCTGCCAATTACAATCTTTCTATCGGCAGTGGAAAAGCGTATGTGCTTGGACACGAAGTGGAGAATCAATATCCTCAAACTGTTGCCCTTCCCAAGGCGCGAACAACAGAAAACAACACGCAGACCTTTTCTTATGCCTTGGGTAACTATATTGATGCTGCCGTTGGCGGTGCATCGAATCTAGGGCAGACATTTGCAGACAATCTCGCAGCGATTGGGTCTGGTTCTGCTCTTGTTCGATTTTTGAACTCTACTCGTGCCGTTGTGGGAACTGCTCGCGTTCATGGTGTCAATCCAGTGAATACTGGAACATATCGTTTATTCTTGTATGGAATCAGCGGATCGGTGACATCTGGACGCACGGGATACATTTATTCAGACACCACAGGATTTACTCTTGGTGCTTTTTTCATCAACACAGCAGGAAGCAATCTTACCGCTCCAAAGGACACGGTAAACAGTTCTTTGGTGTACGAGATCAAGCCTGGATATGCCATCAAAGACATTAGCAATCTTACGGTCTACGGAAAACTTGTAACCGATGATCTGACAGTTCAGTACACAGGAACACCTGGATCAAGTGATACCGCAATATACACAGTCAACAAGAGTTCTGATTTTGATTCACTTGATTCTAGCAACCCGTATCGTTTTAAAAACTATTCTACGGCGACCACATCTTCATTAGAAGTAAGTCAGATTGGAATAGTAAACGATAATGGTGGATGTGCTGTGTTGAACAGCGGAACTCTGTCTGGTGGTGGGAACAACAATACAATGACTCTGACGGTCACGGGTTCTTCCAACAATGGTTGGGGAGGATTCACGGCAGGAAACATTAGGTTGATTGTTCCCGTGATCTATACACCAGACCTCTCGGTCAGCGGTCAGTACAGGAGCAAGACCAGTGTCAGCACCACTGATACTTTTGCTGCACTAGCAGACAGGAGAGGAAATCCGAACACGGATGAAAACAGCGTATACTATGAGTTTGACCAATACGATGTTTACAAGGTTTCATCTGTAATTGCCACTGACAGCAGCGTTACTCCAAACATCGTAACCAATGTCACATCTGATTTTGAATTGGATGACGGTCAACGAGAAACACACTATGGTCTTTCTCGCCTGTATCTAAAGCCGTCCTCTGCCACTAAACCCATATACTCTTCGTCTAATATCAGTTTGAGCGTATCATATTCGTATTTCTCTCACGGGGGATTGGCTTCTGCTCCTTTTATTGGTGCGCTGTCGTATTCTGGAATACCATACGAAAACATTCCAGTATTCAGCAATCCTAGAACAGGAAAAACGGTTTCTCTCGCAAACTGTTTGGATTTCCGTCATAGTGGATCCACGGCATCAACCGTTCGAATCAAACCATACGGAGCAAATGTTGGTTTTGTTGTCGCGGAAGACACGACAATCACATATAACCACTACTTGCCACGCATCGACAAACTATGCGTAAAGTCAAATCCTGATGACGGTTCTGCTCTCTTTTTCTTGGTGCGGGGAACGCCTGATCTGTCTCCCGTTGCTCCCCCCGATCCGCAAGACGCACTAGTGATCTCTACCATCACGATTCCTGCTTACACACACAACACCACCGATGTAGTGCTTGATCCCGTTGAAACCAAGCGGTTTACTATGGCTGATCTTGGAAAGATGGAAAAACGCATAGATGATGTTGAAGTCTTTGCGAAACTGTCTCTATCTGAGTCCGAATTGGAGTCTCGTTCTCTCAAAACATCTGCCTCTGCCACAGAGCCGCTAAAGACATCTATTTTCGTTGATGAGTTTTATGGTCACTCCGTGGCAGATGTCACCGATCCACTGTATACCTGTTCTGTGGATTTTGAACGGGGAGAACTTCGTCCATTCTTTACAACACAGCCAGTAAATCTAATTGATACAACTCCAATCACGGATGCTGGAGAGCAGTCTGATCCCGCCACAAGCAGCATTTCCAATATTGCGATTTCCACCGATGGAGTACTGACTCTACAATATTCCGTAACTCCATATGTGCAAAATCTGTTTTACACAAAGACAATAAAGATTAATCCATCCAATACCGTGAACTGGCTTGGATTTATGAAACTGTCTTCTTCCGTGAATCCTTTCTTTGATGCAGGATATCGTCCAATCATCAAGACAAACTCTCTCATGGAAAACGACAACTGGCAGTCTGCAAACCCAAGCAATCTGCGCGGATTTGGCACACAGTGGAACGATTGGGACAGCATTTGGACGGGAATAGAAGATGTAGAGGAAGAGCAGGACGAGATACAGAAGCGTGTATTCGAACTTCCGCGATTCAGCACCGATTCGTCCATTCCTTCTCGTAATTCTGGCAGCAATCGTATAGGTGCAAACCGCACAGCGGAAAGCGTTAATCAGAAGACCAGCAATTTCATAAAGACCCGTAAACTCAAGAATCGGATTAAATATCGTGTTGGTTCTCGGATGGTGGATCGTAGTGTTCTTCCGTACATTCCGTCTTCCACGATCAGTGCAACTGTCCACGGACTGAAACCCAACACCACGGGTCTTTCGGTTTACTTTGACGGTGTTGTTGTCACTGCTGGTGTATCCACGGACGCAAACGGTTCGGCTTCGTTCTCGTTTGGGATCACCGCAGGTTCCTACTTGGTGGGTGAAAAGACTGTCAGAATATCAGATTCTTTGGTGACAGAAAATGCAAAGATTGCTGCTGATGCAACATACTACTGCACTGGTCTGCTGCGTCAGCGCGAAAACGGATGTGTCTCCGTCCTCCCTCCAGAGGTTCGAAGACAAACGGTTTCAAGTGAAGCGGTTTCTCGTGATCCCTTCAACAGGGACATTGACTCTGTTGAAGCAAATCACTGGAGCGATCCTCTGTCGCAAACATTCTTTGTTGACAAGAAATTGTACCCCGATGGCTTGATGCTGAAAACGGTTTCTCTGTATTTCTCCTCAAAGGATTCGGCTCTTCCAGTTACAGTGCAGATTCGTCCAACGGTGAGCGGATATCCTTCTCCCTCCGTTGTAATGCCTTTCAGCACTGTCACTAAAGTTCCTTCTGAAGTGACTGCTTCTGCAAGCACTCCGCAAGCCACGGTGTTCCAATTCAGCAGCCCAGTTTACCTTGAGCCTGGTGAATATGCTCTTTGTGTTCTAACAAACAGTAGTTCTTATGAATTGTTTGCTGCTGATTCATCGGTGAATACCAACGAAAACACCGATGCTGTTGGTGGTCGTGCAGGCAACAATCAAACGGTTGGAACATTGTTTGCTCCACAGGGCATTGGTGCTGCTGTGGCAGACAACGCTACCGATATAATGTTTGCCCTCGGACGGTGCGACTTCTCGCAATCCACCACAGGGAACATACAGTATAGAAATTTGTCAGACTGCACTGGCGCTCATGTGCTGAAGTTCTATGCACCCGAAATCATACCAAACAGTTGTTCCATTACTCGTACTATAGGATCGTACTCATTCCTTAACAACGAAGCAGTATATCCTGTCACGACACTAACTTCCCCCAATCTACAGTACACCCTTACTCGCGGTAATTTGTCTGCGGTTTCTCCTGTAGTATATTTGAATTCTTTGTACGGGGCAGCAGTTACTCAGTCTACTAGCGGAAGATATGTTTCTCGCGTGGTAGAACTGCCAGATGATCTTCATTCTAGGGGATTGGCGGTGTTCTTGGATCAGAATACACCAAGTGGTTCATCCGCTCGTGTCTATTACAGATACAGCGAAACAGGAGAAGAAGATATATTCTCCAAGCCGTGGGCAGCGGTTTCTCGCACAAACCCAACTTTTGCTAGCACATCGGAACTTGATTTCCGCGAGGGGGCGTTCCGTGTAACAGCGGGAACCACATTCGGTTCATATCAGGTACGAGTAGATGTTGTCAAGGATACGGGGGGAAACTGGACATCGTACTATCGGACACCGTGTGTGAAAAATATTCGCGTAGTGAGTTTCATCTGATCTATGCGGTACAAACGGGACGCAAGAACTGGTGCCGCCATACTCTGCGATTCCGAAGCAGTAAACGCATACCTTTTAAAAAAGACACAACAGGAGCAGATACAGGCTTTGCAGCGGCAGATAAATACTCTGCAAGAGCAAGTCTTGGAACTGCAACAGCACCTCCTCAAAGATAAGCAGAGCGAATAAGCATGGCTACAAACACTGGTCCAAACGACTCCACATACACCATACCTGAAGTTGCGCTTGGCGACAACTTCAATGTGTGGAAGGACATCACCAACACCTCTGTCTACAAACTAAACAAAATCCGTGTCTATGACGGTGTTTCAAGCAGCAGCATTGCGTACACGGGAACCACTGGTGGTACATTCTCCGTTGCTCTGAATCCAACCATTCCTGACGGGCTTACTTTCACGGGCGCAGTCGTGTTCGGTGCGGGGGTCACATTCAACGGTCAAGTCACATTCAATGCGTCTACCTTCACGGTAAATGCAAATGCGGTCACCATTGACGACTACAATATTATTCTTGGTGATACCGCAGCGGCAAGCGATCCAAACATTGAAACTGCTGGCGGCGGTGGCATCATACTGAATCGTGGCGGTGGACTTACTGCGGAGTGGTTGTGGCAGCGCGTGGAAGTGCATGGCATCACTGGTTTGTGGCGTGCAAACGGCAGCATCGGGTTCAGTGGCAGCACAAGCGGAATCTACCCTGCGGGCGGCGGCGTGCTGCCTGTCCACGGCACTGGAATCAGAATAGACGGCGGCACGACCACTGATCACGGTTTGGTGGTTCAGTTCTCTGGAAACGGAACCACCACAGGACGAAACATTGATTTTGCGCGGTATTCTCTTGCTGGCTCCACGGTGTTTGCGGAAGTACTGAACGGAACCACATACGGTGCGTATCCGTTTATGAACATCCGCAACGGCGCAAATCGCAAGCGCGTTACACAGACAGGACACGGACTGTCTTTTGGAACTCCTGTGTATGTGAACGCATCAGGCAACTACATTCCTGCCGCATCCACTGGTACTGATGTTGCAGAGGTTGTTGGTCTGGTTTCGAATCGGATAGACGCTGACAATTTTGAATTGACTTTCAGTGGTGAAATATACGGAAACTTCTCCAATGCACTCCTTACAGGAGCGTCAACTCTTGGACCTGGTGGTGTGTACTATCTGTGCAACTCCGCAGGCAAACTGTCACCATCTCCTGCTTCTGCACCAGGCACAGTTCACAAAGCGGTGATGATTGCAACAGGGACGAATAGCGCAGTAGTTGTTCCTTTCACGGGTGGTTTGTTGGCTGAAGATTTGGTGATTTCTTCTGCTACATCCACGGTTGTTCAGATTTCGCAATTGAACAAATTCCGCGTGGGTGATGCGGTTCGGTATCTGTCGGGTGTTGATGTGGGGCTTTCGTATGATTATCCTGCGGGAATTGCTGGTGGTTTTACTGGAGCCACATATTCTAACGGCATCTATGTGAAGGCGCAGGCAAACACCGAGGCAGCAGCGGAGGTGCTTGGAATAGTCACTGAAGTGTTCCCCATGAACGCAATCGGTGGAACACTGCCAGGAATCAACTACAAGTTTTCTTTGATCACGGATGGGTTCTTCCAAGACATAAACGGAGTTTCCGCAACAAACGGCGGTGTTGCTGGAAATATGGTTGGCGGGGTGCAGTATTTCCTTGCTGAAAATTGTGCAGGAACATCTCGCGCATACGAAAGCAATGTTCCTTCTCTCACCAATATTCCTCCTGCCACGATTGGATCTGTTCGAAAGCCGCTCATAAGCAGCACATCTTCTGTTGGCGGTCATATCTTCTCGTATCGCGGAGATGTGAACAATGCAGGACAGTCGTCTTTCACGGGCTACACTGGAGCATCGGCAGAATACAACGATTTGCCTGTTGGAAGCATGATCATGGGTGTGACAGGCTCAACGCTGTCCCCGAATCGTGGTGTCACCGTGTATTATCACAACACTGGTGGTCTGAGCGGTGAATATGTACTGTATCTTGGAGCCAGCACGGTTGGAGTCACGCTGAATGGATTGTGGAGGACTCGTGGTCTGGCTATTGATCGCGGAAGCAGCGGTGTAACGGCATACCATCTGTGTCAGAGAATTCAATAAAGGATTGAGGAACTAAAATGGGTTCATCACTAATACTGAAGGGCGGTTCGACTGCGCCCAAGACAATCGAAGAAACCATTTCCGTGGCGCACTCGTTTGCTTTCGGAGATGTTGTGCGATTCGATACCGTTGCGAATGCGTGGACATTGGCGCAAGCAAACAACGCCGAAAATTCAGAAGTTGTTGGTGTAATAAAGGACGCGCAGGTTGGTTCGTTCAGGATCGTGTATTCTGGCTACATTGACTTGAATGCTCGCTACGGCACGACCGATAGTCCCGTTCTTTTCCTTAGCGCAGACACGCCAGGCGCACTGGTTGAGTCTCCTCCAAGCGCAATCGGAACAGTGGTGAAGCCCGTACTTACCCGCAAGAGCGGCAGCGGGACTGGCGAGTTCATCGTGATGAACTACCTTGGAACGCAGATCGGTGGATCGTCCACGGTTTCAATTGAACAGATTCAGCCTGTCGGCACAATCATGCCGTATGCAGCCGAAAGCACGATTCCCGAAACCTGGCTGGAGTGCAACGGCGTTTCGTATTCCGTCACCGAGTATCCTGAACTGTACTCTGCTCTTTTGAACACCACGGGAGATGCCACTCCGAAGTACGGTTCTGTGGTTGCGATAGTTGGAACTGGAAATATTTCTCTTGAGGCTGGTGACAGAATTCTATTCAAGAGAAGCACCACGACAAACTGGAGTACTGGCAGTTTAACCACGGACACGAATACGGCAGAGGTGGTTGGTATTGTATTGAATAATGTTAGTGGTGGTGCTACAATTTTTGCACAAATACAACCAAAGTACAACAGCACCACGCAGCGTTTTGAATATCCAAACATTCAGATGACAGCGGGGCAGATTTCTGGCTTGGCTTCAAATACCAATAGAAACTATCGTATTTGGAATAATGCTGGAAATCTTATAATAACTTCCAGTACTTACAGTGTGACATCAGTCACCACCACCCACTTCAACACCCCTGATCTCCGCAGCCGTTTCCCCATCGGAGCAAGTGCAGGCACATATCCGCTTGCGAATTTCGGTGGATCGGACATAACAGAGTTCAGCAGCGTTGCCAGTTCTACTCCCACAGGAAGCGCAACAAATCTGTTGAACAGCACAGCAGCAAACCCAACTGCAACCAACATTCCCCCGTATCTCGCGGTACGGTACATCATCAAGGCACAGCCGTACACACGCGCTGCCATCATTGACGGCGTGGACATTCCGTATGATCAACTGCTCGTAACCGATCTGCGTTCGGGTCTTCTGCGAAACGCAGGAGCAGGAGAAGACTTGGTGTTCAAGACAAACACCAGTCAGTTCACCACAGGAACCCGCCGCATGATACTCACCAACGGCGGAAGCGTGCTTGTTGCGGATTCTCCCACCACGGTGGAAGATGTTTCCAGCGGAAACCGCATTCTGCACATACAAGGCTCCACAGCCGCCGTGCGCGTAAAGCACGACAATGGGGCAAACACATATCTTGCTTCCACCCAAAACAGCGGAACTGTTGCTGTTCAGTCCGCACATCCTCTTACACTGAAGACAAACAACACCGACCGACTCACTGTTAACGCAGACGGAACCATCAGGACACACGGAACAGCCACAGGAATCAGTGGTTCTCTTGGAATCGGTCCGAGTGAATTTACTCCCGCTCAGTCTTTCCACTTGAAAAACGCCACTCCAGTGATTCGTCTAGAGGACACGGACGACAACATTTACTCAGAAATAAGTGCGAACTCTGCTCCAAACACAGGAATTGGTTCTCTTATTATAAATTCAGATGGGGGAGCGCAGGGGACCAATTCGTTCTTTGGGCTGAGGGTTCGTGGAACCGAGCGCATCCGCGGAACCACTACTGGAGTGGACATAACTGGAAACACCGTGATACGCGCCACGAACATAGTGGACATCAACACCACGATTGCTGGAGAGATTCTTCTGGGGGACGATGACACCACTGTTCGCACACGGGGAAGAACGGATTTAGGAAACTCTCCATCTGACCGCATACAGGCGGACGGCAGTCTTTTCATGCGAACGAGTGCGGGAAGCATTAACGAATACGCCCCTGTTAGTCAACCTGTTTCGACTGCTCCATGTGGATTTGTTCGGGCTTGGGCAGTGATTGATCCCGATGCACTTAGCACAACATCAAACTTGTATGAGGGTGTTGGAGGCAATTTCAATGTTTCTGGTGCCAGAAGAATTCCTGCAACTGCCCCCGCAGCATCTCTTCCCAATACCATCTACATTGGCTTCAGCACAGATTTTAGGCGAGTGAGTGGCGATACATCCACTTTGCTAGCATTAACGGATATGTGCGTGATCGTCCAGCCGTATCACCCTTACACTCCTGGCGACCCACAGTCTCGGTGGAATGCAGTGGTTGTTGCTGGCGACGGAAGCGGAATACACATTGGACTGTATGATCCTTTAACTGGTGATATTGTGAATCCTTCAACTGTTGGTTCTGGTTATGGAATAAGAGTAATGGTCATAGTGTAAAGGCTAAATAGAGGTAACTATGGCATATTCACACCTACCGTATCCAAGCAATCCGTCCCTTGAGCAATTAAAAGTAATTGCCACCGATACTGTTATTTGGGTGTCAACCACGGGAAGCGATGGCAGCGGAAACGGCAGCGAGTCCGCTCCTTATGCAAGCCTGAAACGAGCAATGGATGTTGCCCGCGAGTACACCATCGTGGGCAAGGCTATACTGTACATCCGCCTGAAGCGGGGCGAGTACATCGTCACTGATAACATCAATTTGTACCACCCACAGGGCGGAAACATTGTTATTGAGGGTGACCCTGCTGCACTGAAGCAGAGGGTCATCTGGCGAGTAGAGGGATATTCGTGGAATCTGGATTCGTGGGGCGGCGGCGGTCACACAGCCACCATACGCCTGTGGAACGGAGCCACCACAGATGCAGCAGGACACACTCTTCACGGCTTCAGTGCGGCTGAAGGGGGAATGTATTTCTCCGTGATGAACGCCGCCATTGCCAGTCGAAGCGGTTACGCCACTCAGATAATCGGATTTAGTCAACTTGGACAAGGAATAAATCCGCCTACTGGAAACGGACTCCACAGTTACGGAGTGCTTTTCAATGGTGATAGGTTTTTCAATGCAGGCGTTTCCCACGAAGACGGTTTTGGAATACTTGGGATTGGACGGATTCACTCCGCAACCGCAAGCGGAGCAAGTCTTGCTGTTCAGTTCAACACCATTAATTACGACTGTCGGTGTCCTGGATGGACATGGGGGGCAGGCTCTGCGGGATTGAACAACCTTATTCCGTGGGGAGGAATTCCTTCTAATTTCCCAGAACCACAGTACTCGCAGCCGAACGGATACTACGGGAGCGGGTGGACGGCAGACACCGATTACACATCATATCCTGCAAATACTGGCTTGTCGCACAACACAAGTGACCCGTATGTGCTGACCACATATCCAGTGGTGATTCGTCCAAATCTGTCGTCAGTGTTGTCAAATCGTGGATGTTTGTTCCTGCAAAACGGAAAAATCAGGGCGATCAGGAACATTTTCTTTGGACCAACCACGGAACCACACATATTCTCTGCGTCCAACAATCCGTATAATCCAGCAGTTGACGGTCTGGGAATAACATTCAATACCACAATGTCCGTTGGACGATTGGTTGCAAGGTCAAATCGCGGACCAGCCATATATCTTGAAAACTCAGAAGCAGCCATACGCAATCTTGGTTTCATGGATATTGATTTCCCCATTGCTCTTCACGGAAGCGTGTTGAAGAACTACTATGAGCAAACCGTAAATACTGGCAGCGGAAACTACAACTACGGAAGCGAAACCACGGACAACACACCCATTCTGTGCGTAAACAACGCAAATGTGGGAATAATTGCACGAGATTCCCGTCTTGATCTGGTAGACCCCTCTGGATACGGAGTCGAAAACAGTGCAAACTACCGCATGGACGGGATGCACATATCAGCAAAATGGCGCGGAATACAACTGCACAACAGTTCTCTGTCTGCCACATCAATGTTCGTCACCGTGGTTGGAGATATTCCGAAGTTTGGCATGACTATTCTGTATCCTGAATTTGATGGAAATCGCACAGCCAGTGGAGGCAGTGCATCGTTCGCCGCTTACGGAAACGATCAATCCAACACACCATTCTCGTATCCTGTTGTGCGAATGTTTATGAACACCAGTGCCAAGACCTCTGGTGAGCGTGAAATAGGAGTAATCGGAAACTGGTACACTAGTGCGGCAAGTTCAGCACAGTTGGCATCACTGACAAGCGGTGCTGCTCTTGTGGGACCGCAGGCTCCCACTGAATATCGAAACTTGTTCTTGGACGGAATACGCATAGCACCGCAGGGTATGTGCTATTGGACGGATACCGATTTCTACAGTGGATTGACCTTGGGTTCTGGGGGAACACTGAGCATACGGTTCTATCCCACAATGACCGCAAGCGGAGCAAGTGCAGAACTCATAGTGAGCAGAACTGCTCTCCTCATCAGGACGGCAAACGGAACCACTTGCGGGTGGACCAATATGTCAACCGCAAACGCAATTGGATCAAGTGCTGCTGCGTGCATCAGTAGCGTTTCCAATTATGGTGGTCACTGGAGTTATTGTCAAGGCTCGTATTCGCACAACGCCATTCTTGCAACCGAAAACTCCACCGTGAATGTGCTGAAGAGCATATGGGTATACAACGGCGGACATGATGCCATCGACATTCGCAAGAATTCTCGCCTCACGGTGGGTGAGGTGTCTTCTGGTACTGCCATATACGGGTCTTCTGATCCTGCTTACTCCAACATAATCGTTCAGCCAAACGATATTCAGTACAGCAACGGCACGATTGCCGTTACAGGATATGCTGGATCCGCACTGCGAGTTTCGGAAAACAGCAGCGCATCCGTTGGGTATCTGTTTGCGAAGCACCCAATGCACAGCACAGGCACATCCAGATCAGGCAATTCCAATGACAGTGGAATAAATGCAGCACTCTCGCAACACGCGGTATCAGTGGAAGAAAATTCCACCGTAAAACTTATGAATATGTTCTGCGTGGGACGCATGGGCGGCAGCACCATACGAGACACGGGACTATGGACAACATTCAGCGATGTAAAAAATGGTGGTGTTGTGCGAACAACCAACCCCTCTCAAAGATTGGCTCTTATCAGTGCTGATCGTGGAAGCAGCGTCATTCTTCAAAATGAGCGCAACGGTGACTTTCTCGCTGGATCCGCGTTTTCACTTGATGGTGGAACTGGTGCGACACTAGACCAAAGGTTTAATAACTCGGACCTTCCAGAACTGCTTGTTGTGCGAGCAACAAATGCTTCTTACATCGGTGTTGTCGGTTCGAATTCCCTAGCAAGTGGAACCTATCCCGAAACGCCTTTGACGAATCCGCGGTTTTTGTATGATGTCAGAACAGGAATTGATCGCAGAATTATGACGCGCAGTCCTGTGGGAGCAAATACAGGAACCGTGTACGGACATCCTGGACCTGACCGCGTGTGGAGCGGAAGTCAGATAGGTTCTATAGGATACGATGCTCGTCCCATCACTGCGCCTAATTTTGTAACTTTTAATACTGGCGTAACTGCACACTCTAGTAAAGATAGCAGCAGTCAAATCGTAAACGGATAACCATAAATGAGCAAAAAACTAATACTTCTAGACAGTTCAGGACAAGTGGTGTCAACCGAAGAGAATTACGCCATCGGGGATTTTGTTCCAGTCTCTGGCTTGAACGCTTTGGTGGTGGATTCTTCGATTGAACCGCTGGTGGTTCCCGTTACAGTAACAGAGCAGTCTATTGATGTAGACGGAGTTCGCACTGGCGGAACCGTGACCCGACTTCTGTCCTTGCAAAACATCTCCCCCATAACAGAGCAGGTACTTACAGGAACGGTATACGGACAGTTTCAAATCAACGAACAAGCGGTGCAGTCGCAGTTCATTCCTGTGTTGATTAACGGTCTTGCGCTTGGCGGATTGTCCGCGGACTCGTATCTACCCACAGTGGGAACCATCGGTGTTTCTGGTCCTGAACTGGGAAACAAGTCATTGCAGTTCAAAGGCTCCTACCTTGATACCGACACAAAAGCCGCAGGCGTTCGGTTGCCTGCGTTTTCTACCACAACAACGCCGTATTTCATGCTGTCGGGATTCCTGTATTTTGAGAATGAGCCAAGCAACAATTACGATCCCATCATTCTTACTCGCAGCGCAGATGGAGTGAATGCAAGCACAAACGACTCGTTCAGACTTGAATACGACACCAGCAGCAATCAGTTGCAGTTTCACTACTCTACTGCAAGTTACGCCAGTGCGGGTTACCAGAACATACTGAATGTGTGCCCTGCGAACGGTGTGACTTTGAACCAATGGCATCAGTTTGCCATTGCGTACTCCAACCAAGGTGGTTCCGCTTCAATTGCATCGTATTGGAATGGCACTCGTCACGCACAGGCTAGCGGACTCTCTGGAAACATTCGCAACAGCACTGGTTACATGATGTTTGGCAGTGGTGCATCTGGCGACAAGCCTCTAAAGGGATGGCTTGAACACACTATTCTTAGTGGAGGCGGCGTGTCTCTTGCTCTGCGTGAATTCACTCACGGAGCGACTGCCCCAGTATCAACAGAGCAGTTTGCTGGAGACTATACGATATACGCTCTGTCCATGAACGGAACTCTTGACACGAGTTACTTTCCTGTTGCAAACTCAAATCGGGTAGTTTCGACTGTTTCGTGGGACAATCGTTTTGGGTCGCAGATCGGCGTAGGAAACATTGTCCGCGAAACTACATCGGCTGGCGGAACTGCTGCCATGTTCACGGGTATTTGCGGAGGTCACGCTGCATCAGGCGGCAGTGCTGGATACTTGTTTGGAGTGAATAGTGGCGCGTGCATGGTGATTTCTGCTGTTCAAGAAGTTTCTGGTGGAGCAAGCGCAAACTCTCAGATGCGGTCAAGTCTGGCGGATTTTTCTGCACAATATCTTCTAGGATGTTGTGCGATGAGCGGAGTGTGTGGAGGTGGTGGAGATTTTCCGCAGTTGCTCTCCGTTGCACAGGTGGGTTTCTGTGGTGACAGATTCTCTTTCTTGCCGATAGACTCCAATATATCTTCTTTGAGACTGATTTACGATGATTATGTTATAAACGGGAAAACTGGACCTGTAAGTATTGCAGACTACAACGGCACTCTGTATACCTTTGGTTCTGCTGGCGTGCAGGCACTGTATCAGGATGTAGTTACATACCGAAACACAGCAAACAGTGTTTTTGGATCTGTTAAAACGGCAATTGCGACAAAGAGCAGCGTAACTGCACTGCGTGAACTGGGTGGTGTGGGCACAGAAGGAACAGTCATTAAACTTGCGCCAGAAATAAGAAAAACTGGATCTTTGCTGTTGAGCGGCAAGGCAAGGGTCACAGCAAAAACCAATTTCCCAGAAACATACAGTAAAGCCAAGAGTGCAGAGGTTCCGACAATTTCAGATATAGAGCCTTGGGAAGAGTTTTAAATGATTCTCATACATTATGGAACGGACACCACAATACAGATCAACCACAACACATACAGTTTCTCAGATTTTTTGAAACTAGAGCCGAATTACTCTGCCCCTCACGGCTTTCATACACGGGTATACGAGCGTGGCGTAAGGCATTTCATCACTGACGGACACAATACTGTGCATCTTTCTCTTGTGGATTGCGAGTGTGATCGGATATGCAATCGTGAGGGAGAACTTGCCAGACTGATTGCCACGCTTCCCCGTGACGAGTAACTTGCAGGTCTTCTAAATACTTCAAAGGAGACACGATGGCGAAGCCTACCACACGACAGCAATTCAAGGAATACTGCCTACGCGCACTTGGTGCGCCCGTCATAGAGATCAATGTGGACGATTCCCAAGTGGAAGACCGCATTGACCAGGCTATTCAGTATTTCAATGACTGGAACTCGTTGGGTATGCAGCGGCAGTACTGGAAGTATCAGGTCACGCAGCAGGACATCACCAATCAGTACATCAACACAGACAGCCTTGATCCCAACGGACCAAAGATTGCCAATGTGACCCGCGTGTTTCAGATCGGGTTCAACCTACAGATCAACAACATCTTCAATATCCGCTACCAGATGGCACTGACGGACTTCTACGGACTCCGCACAGGCAACATGAACATGAACTACTATGTGTCCACCATGCAGTACATTGAGATGTTGCAGCAGTTGTTGGATCCCGAAAAGCAAGTGCGGTTCAACAAGTACGACAACAAACTGCACATTGACATGAACTGGAGCGATTTTGCTCCAAACCAGTATTTGCTTGTTGAAGGCTTTGCGATCATTGATCCCGAAGAATATTCCGAAGCGTGGAACGATCCCATGCTGAAGAAGTACGCCACCGCGCTCATCAAACAGCAGTGGGGTGCCAACTTGTCGAAGTACGAGGGCATTCCACTGCCAGGAAACATCACCTTCAACGGTGCGCGCCTGTATGAGGAAGCCACCACAGCAATACAGTCCATAGAAGAAGAAGTGCTGCTGAAGTATCAAGAGCCGCCTGACTTCATCACAGGATAACCATGACAGTAAACCCGTACTTTCGCCGCAACAAGAAGGGAGAGCAGTCCCTTATTGAGTCTCTGACCACGGAGGCAATCAAGATTCACGGTCACGAGATGGTGTACCTTCCGCGAGAGAAGGTCACCGAAGACCTGATACTGGGCGAAGAAGTCTCGGAGTTCACGGACGCAAACCGCATAGAGATGTATCTTGAGAACGCAGACGGATTTGAAGGCGACTCCGAGATGTCTCGCTTTGGACTTGATGTAAAGGACTCTGCGGTGTTCATTGTGTCGCGCAAGCGGTTCATGGATGTCATGGGACACCACCCCGACATTCAGAAGAACGGTCGTCCCCGTGAAGGCGACATCATCTTCTTTGACTATCCGTACACCATGTTTGAAATCAAGTTCGTCAAGCACGACAATCCGTTCTATCCTGGCGGTGATCGGTATTCCTTCAAGTTGAGTTGCGAGGCGTTCAAGTACTCCAGCGAGAAGATCAGCACGGGCGAGTCGGAGATGGATGCGATTATGAACATTGCATCGGATTACCTCATCGGCATGACCCTTGGCAGCGGTTCAGGAACATTCACCCTTGGCGAAGAGGTGTACACGGGAACCACTGCCGACAAGCACGCATACGGTCGGGTCAACGAGTACACCGTTCCTGTTGTTGGTTCCAAGTCTCTGCGGGTCAACAAGCAGGACGGCGTGTTTGAGGTGGGCGACATTGTTGTTGGCTTGGTCAGCGGTGCGTCCTACGCGATTTCGGGCATATACGAAACAACGGTTCGCGCCACGCACCAAGACCAGCAGGACAACGAGCAGTTGGAACTGGAGCAGGAGCGCGACAACATCTTTGACTTCACGGAGAAGGATCCGTTCTCGGAGGGTGGATACTAATGTTCACCAATTTCTACAACGGTTCCATTCGCCGCATGGTTGTGGCTTTCGGCTCACTGTTCAATCAAATATACATTGACAAGGCAGAGAGCGGTGGCACGAAAACCATGCTTGTCCCCATCTCGTATGCTCCGAAGGAGAAGTACAAGGTGCGGCTTGCAGGCGATCCGAAGTTTCAGAACCCCAACCAGATCGTGCTGCCACGCATGGCGTTTGAGATCACGGGGTATGTGTACGATTCCGCACGAAAGCGCAACAGTCTTTCCCGTCATGTGGTTCGTCCCACAACATCCAACCCAAGCGGAGTGGACTACACTTTCGCGGAAGTTCCGTACAACATAGATTTCTCCCTGTACATCTATGTGCGGAACATGGAAGACGGCTTGCGTATCGTGGAGCAGATACTGCCGTTCTTTTCTCCTGAATTCGTGGTCACGGTGAATTTTGATGACATCAACAAGAAGGTGGATGTTCCCATCTACCTGAACTCCGTGTCATCCGAGGAAGATTACGAAGGCGATTTTGAAACGCGGCGGTCAATCATCTTCACGCTGAACTTCACGATGAAGACCTATCTGTTCGGCGCAAAGAAGAACTACAAGGAAATCCGCGTGGTTCAGGCAGCAATGTGGAACAGCAATGTGTTTGACGACACATTCGTGGGTGGAGTCACTTACTATCCAGGAAACACCACCGACACGCCCCACTACGGAAATCTCATTACGGGAATCTGCGGACCGAGCGGAGCAAGTTCCAACGCAAACGACTACGGTTCGTATGCAAAGGTGTATCAGGCGCAGAGCGGCGGTGGAACCACATACACGACAGGAATGGCTGCTGGAGGCATTACCGTAGACTGGAATCTTTGAGAGGTAGACCATGAGTGGATTTGATAATATTGAAAAGGCTCTTGGCGTGGAGCCAAGCAAGCCGCTGACAGGTGAGGGCGTTCCGTCCACCGCAATCGTTGCGAAAGTTGATCCCGTGCCCCTCACGGACGAACGGCTTGAGAAAGACCTCAAGACGGACTATCAACTGGTCCGCGACAACCTGAAGGAACTGGTGGACATGGGCAAGAACGCTCTGGACGGCGTGATTCAGGTGGCTCAAGAGGGCGACTCACCCCGTGCCTATGAAGTGGTAGCCCAAATGATAAAGACGCTTTCCGAAACCAACCGCGAACTCATGGACTTGCACAATCGCGTCAAGACCATCCGCAAGGTGGATCAGAGCGTGACGAACAACAGCACCACCAATCAGTCCATCTATGTGGGTTCCACAAAGGAACTACAGGACATCATCAACTCTGCGCGGTCTTCCACAAAGGCGTTTGACAACCGCCCTGATGTTCGTGATGTGATTGAGAGTGACAAGAACAATGAGTAAGAAAAGCACGAAGTACCTTGGCAACTCCAACCTGAAGGCAGCAGGAGTAAATGTAAACTTCTCGCCCGAGCAGATTGAGGAGTATGTGAAATGCTCCCAAGACCCGCTGTACTTCATCAAGAACTATGTAAAGATCGTGTCCCTTGACAAGGGCTTGGTGCCTTTTGAGCCGTATGACTTTCAGGAAGACATGATCCGCACCATTCACGAAAACCGCTTCGTGATCGGCAAACTGCCCCGTCAGACAGGTAAATCCACCACCATCATCGCGTATCTGCTCCACTATGTGCTGTTCAATCAGAGCATGAGCGTGGCGATTCTTGCGAACAAACTCACCACTGCCCGTGAACTGCTTGGTCGCTTGCAGTTGGCGTATGAGTATCTGCCCATGTGGTTACAGCAGGGCGTGGTGGAGTGGAACAAGGGGTCAATCGTGCTGGAGAACGGCTCCAAGATCCTAGCGTCTGCCACTTCATCATCTGCGGTTCGCGGTGGCTCGTTCAACTACATCTTCTTGGACGAGTTTGCGTATGTGCCTCAGAATGTCGCAGAAGAGTTCTTCTCGTCCGTGTACCCCACCATCACCAGCGGTCAAAGCACGAAGGTCACGATCATTTCAACGCCGAAGGGCTTGAATATGTTCTACCGCTTCTGGGTGAACGCGAACAAGAAGCCTGGCGAAGAAGGCAAGAACGAATATGTGCCGATGGAGGTGCATTGGAGCGATGTGCCTGGTCGTGACGACAAGTGGAAGGCACAGACCATTGCAAACACTTCAGAGGAGCAGTTCCGCACAGAGTTTGAGTGCGAGTTTCTTGGCTCCATGCACACCCTTGTGCATCCTGAAAAATTGAAGTGCATGGTGTACCGCACTCCCGAATACTGGAACAACGAGGGGCTGCGGGTGTATCAGAAGCCGCTTCCCGACCACAAGTACATCACGGTGGTGGACACGGCACGCGGACAAGGGCTTGACTACCATGCGTACTCCGTGATTGATGTGTCGGCTATTCCGTACCGCGTGGTGGCAACATTCCGCAACAACGAAATGCCGCCCATGTTGTACCCCAACGCCATCTACCCTATCCTGCGGCAGTACAACAATGCGTACTGCTTGATTGAGGTAAACGACATTGGCGGTCAGGTGGCAGACATTCTGCACGATGAATTGGAGTACGACAATGTGGTGTATGTGTCCATGCAGGGGCGCAAGGGACAGGTGGTGAACGGTGGCTTCGGCAGCAAGGGGTCGTCCATGAAGGGCGTAAAAACCTCCACCGCAGTGAAGCGCATCGGCTGCTCTATTTTGAAAAATCTGGTAGAAGACACTAAACTCATCGTGGAAGACTTCAACACGGTGGATGAGTTCTGCTCGTTTGTGGCGAAAGGCGACTCCTTTGAGGCAGAAGACAACCACCACGATGACTTGGTAATGACTCTGGTGCTGTTTGGGTGGCTGACCACACAGGCATATTTCAAACAGATCACAGGAAGCGACATTCGCAAAGACCTGTACGAAGACCAAATGAAGGCACTGGAAGAGGAAATGACTCCATTTGGGTTTGTGGAAGACGGCAGCCCCACGAATACTTTCACGGACGGCAGTGGAACAGCGTGGCGACTAGGCGCAGGGGAAAACCTAGATATGGGGTGGAGTTTCTAACCCTTTCGTGAATGGTTCAAAATAATACATAAGAGCAGAAGCGCAGTCAAAAGCATTGACTTCTTCACGAAGGAGAAACACAAATGGCATTTAGAGTAAGCCCTGGCGTAAGCATCAAAGAGGTTGACCTGACCACAATCGTCCCCGCAGTAGCCACCACACCTGGTGGTTTCGCGGGTTACTTCCACTGGGGTCCAACGGATGAGATCGTCACCGTGACCCAACAGACCGAACTTGCAAATATTTTCGGCAAGCCGTACAGCGACAACTATGTGGATTTCTTTACCGCAGGAAACTTCCTGTCGTATGGCAACAACTGTCAGGTTGTGCGCGTGGTTGGCTCCACCGCAAACAACGCCAGTGTCACGAAGGCAGGCGTGTGCTACGCCGCCGCGTGGGGTTCGTTTGTTGTAAAGAACGAGACAGACTTCAACTCCAGCAGCACCGTAACCACTGCTGCTGCCACCACTCTGTTTGCCGCGAAGTATCCTGGTGCGCTTGGATCGTCCCTGAAGGTTGTTGTCACCAACGGCACAGGAAACACGGGCGCAACTCTCGCAGGAGCCGCTGCACAGGGAGCCACTTACCTTACTCTGCTCACGGGAACAAGCACCGACAAGAAGTACTTCTCCGTGGGTGACGAAATCACATTCTCGGACGGAACATCGGTTGCAGTCTCTGGTCTGCGCCGCATTGTAAGCGGAACCACTTCTGCGCCTGGATACGGCGACCGAATCACCGCCACATACAAAGACTTCTTTGACATTACCAGTGGCTACAACGCCGCAACCGTAAATGTTCCTCTGACCACAGGTCTTTCGGCTCACCACATCTATGTGGAATTGGAGACTCTGCTTCCTGTTGCACAGAGCAGCGATGCTCCCGTGACCATCAAGAGCGCATACGCAAAGAAGATTGGCTCCAACGCCACGGTTACCCCATACGCTTCGGATGCTGGCGGCGCAGGCGATCTTGTGAATGTGCTTGTGCTTGACAAGGACGGGCTGTGGACAGGTACGCAGAACACGCTCATTGAGAAGTTTGAAGGGTTGTCACGCGCATCGGACGCACGCAAGTTTGACGGCAGCAGCAACTACTACAAGACCGTTCTGAACGAGCAGTCTGATTATGTGTGGGCACTGTCTGCTGATCTTGCCAACAATGGTGCAAGCGCAGCCACCTTCACGAACTGGACCGCCATCGGTCCTGCTCTTGCAACTGAAACAGCCGTTGGAGCAGGAGTCAACTCCCTGCACCTCACGGGTGGTTCGGACTCCGCGCCAACGGATTCGCTCCGTTGGTCACAGGGTTGGAGCAAGTTTGCCGATGCGGACGGAGTGGATGTCTCGCTCCTTCCGATGGGCAACGCTTCGGTCACCCTCGCCCAACTGGTTGTGCAGAATGTGTGCGAGAAGCGTTTGGACTGCATGGCGTTCGTGTCGCCTCTACAGAACGATGTAGAGAACACCCTGCCGTATGCTGCTCTGAACAATATCAAAACCTTCCGTGACAGTGAGTTCAGCCTGAACTCGTCTTACGCGGTGATCGACAGCGGTTGGAAGTACCAACTTGACACCTACAACAACCTTGTTCGCGTTCTTCCCCTGAACGCCGACATTGCTGGTCTGGTTGCACGCACGGAGTTCACGGACGAGGCTTGGTTCTCGCCCGCAGGCTTCAACCGTGGTCAGATTAAGAATGTGGTGAAGTTGGCGTACAACCCCACACAGGAAGCCCACCGTGACGAACTGTACACCCGTCAGGTGAACCCTGTCGTGTCGTTCCCAGGCGAAGGCACCATCCTGTTCGGTGACAAGACTGCACAGACCCGCCCAAGCGCGTTTGACCGCATCAATGTTCGCCGCCTGTTCATCATTCTTGAGAAGGCAATCGCCACAGCGTCCAAGTTCTTCCTGTTTGAGCAGAACGATGCGTTCACTCGCGCACAGTTCAAGAACTTGGTGGTTCCCTTCCTCAAGACCGTTCAGCAGCGGCGGGGCATCACCGACTTCAAGGTGGTGTGCGATGAAACCAACAACACGGGTGAAGTAATTGACCGCAACGAGTTCGTGGCAGACATCTTCGTGAAGCCCACTCGCAGCATCAACTTCATTCAGTTGAACTTTGTCGCAACCAAGACTGGTGTAAACTTCAGCGAAGTCGGGGCTTGATCGCCTAAATAAGACCAAGGAGTAATCCATGCCCGTAGATCCTACCAACAATATTTCAGGATTTGTAAACGCCTTCGCTGGCGGTGGTGTACGCACGAACCTGTTCCTAGTCACAGGAAACATTCCTGGCTACGCGAACAACCGTGCCATATCGTTCCTGTGCAAGGCTGCACAGATTCCCGCGTCTTCGCTTGGAACTATTGAAGTTCCGTACCGTGGTCGCCGCATCAAACTGCCAGGCGACCGCTCGTTCCAAGACTGGACCATCACGATCATGTCTGACGCGAACATGAGCCTGCGCTCGGGATTTGAGTATTGGAGTGCAATTTTCAACTCCCATGTCTCCAACATCACCGCACGCAACTTTATGCAGTTCATGCCCACATGGTCGGTTACCCAACTGTACCGTGACGGCGAAGCCATGCGTACATATAACTTCATCGGGTGCTTCCCGAGCGAGGTTGGAGCGATTGACCTGTCCTACGAGAACAACGACAGCATCGCTGAATTCCCCGTGACAATCAACTACTCTTGGTGGGAGGCTGCTGCTGGTGCCGCCGTTCCTGCCACGGGAGTAGGTCAGGAGAACATCCAAGCCCTGCTGCAACAGGCTGGAATCAATATCGGTTCGGGCTTCTGAAGCCCCTTTTGACAGGATTCTTTATTCATGGCTATCAAACTATTTGGCTTTTCTCTCACAAAGGATAAAGGGACTTCTTCGGAGGAATCCAAGAAGTCTCTTTCCTTTGTCCCACCCGACTACGATGACGGTGCAGTGCCTATTGAAGTGGGTGGGTATTTCGGTGCAGTGGTTGACTTTGACGGCTCAATCAAGACCGACATAGAGATGATTCGCAAATACCGCGACATGGCTCTCCACCCTGAAGTGGAATCAGCCATTGCGGACATCTGCAACGAAGCCATTGTGTACGATGACACCTTCACCACCGTGAAGATTGACACCACGAGCCTGAAGCAGTCCAAGGGCATCAAGGACAAGATTGAGGCAGAGTTTGAAGAAGTGCTTGGTCTGTTGGACTTCTCGCGGCGCGGCTACGAGATTTTCCGCAAGTGGTATGTGGACAGCCGCATCTACTACCACATTATTGCGGACGAAAACAACAAAAAGAAGGGCATCAAGGAACTGCGTCCCATTGATCCCACGAAGATTCGCAAGGTGCGGAAAATCGTCAAGAAGCCACTTGACAAGAACAACGCCGCTGGCGTTGGCGTGCAGTTGGTCACATCGGTGGAAGAGTTCTATGTGTACAACGAGCAGCAGCCAAACTCGTCTACGCTGCAACTTGAGGGGCTGAAGATTTATCCTGACTCCATCTGCTTTATACACAGCGGACTGTTTGACGGTTACCACAAGAAGATCATTGGGTATCTGCACAAGGCTATCAAGGCTCTGAACCAACTCCGCATGATTGAGGACGCTGTGGTGATCTACCGCATCACCCGCGCTCCCGAGCGGCGTGTGTTCTATGTGGATGTGGGAAACCTGCCGAAGCAGAAGGCAGAAGAGTATGTGCGTGGACTCATGCAGCGGTATCGCAACAAACTCATGTACGATCCGAACACGGGTGAAGTGCAGGATTCGCGCAAGCACCTGTCCATGCTTGAGGACTTCTGGATGCCACGGCGCGAAGGCGGGCGCGGCACGGAGATTCAGACCCTTGAAGGCGGTCAGAACCTGTCCGAGATGGATGATGTCAAGTACTTCCAAAAGAAACTGTTCCAATCGCTGAATGTACCCACATCGCGGCTTGAGGAGTCCACAGGTTTCAATCTGGGCAAGGCTTCAGAGATTTCCCGTGACGAAGTAAAGTTCTTCAAGTTTATTGAGCGGCTTCGCATGAAGTTCTCTGAACTGTTCCTTGAATTGCTGCGTGTGCAATTGGTGATGAAGGGCATCATCAAGGACACGGAGTGGGACGAGATTGAAGACCGCCTTGCGTTCAAGTTTGCGAAGGACTCCCATTTCTCCGAACTCAAGGAGAGCGAAATCCTCAAGGATCGTCTACAGTCTGCGCGTGATGCAGAAGACTTCGTGGGCAAGTACTACTCCCGTGAGTGGGTACGCAAGAAGATTCTGCGCCAGACGGAAGACGATGTGGAGCAGATCGACAAGCAGATCGCGGCTGAACAGGCTGCGGGATTGATTGCCGCACCTGGTCAGGAAATGGGCGGTGCGCCGATGACAGAGCCTGCGCCAGCCCCACCGCCACCCGCAGACGGAGGCGGCGAAGGTCCGCAAGTCACCATCGGTGAAATCGTGCCAGACGATGAAACAGGATTGAATCAGTGAGGTCATTATGCCAGAGTCATATGAAGAATTCAAGGCAGGCGTATACGCAGCACTCCGCGACAAGGTAGCCGAGCGGTTGCAAAACAAGCGCGAGTATATTTCAAACTCCCTCTTGCGGGGAGAAATCCCGCAATCCGAAGAAGCAGAATCCCAGTCAAACGCAGAAGTAAACTAAATAATGTGCCGTAAAAGGAGAAGCACACATGGACACGAACAAGCACATCGCAAAAGCACTGCTGAACAAGAGTTTCGCTGAAGCCAAGGAACTGGTCTTCAAGTCGCTGTACGCCAAGGCATCACTGGCTCTTGACGAGGCACGGTTTGCTGTTGCGAACAGCGTGTTCAATGAAGCCAAGACCGCTCCCGACACTGGCGTTCCCGCTGGTGCAAGCGAGGACAAGTTCAAGGCTGCTCGGGCTACGATCAAGAAGGCAGGCTACAAGGCTAAACTTGGCAAGGGCGTTCCCGCTGGTGCGATGAAGGAAGAAGCCGAGCAGATTGACGAAGTGTCGCCTCCAGGCATGGAGAAGATGACTGGCTCCAAGAAGACCAAGGCTTCGTTCGCCAAGCAGTACGGCAAGCGCGGCAAGAGTGTCATGTACGCCACTGCGTGGAAACTCCACAACAAGAAGGCGCAAGACTAATGAAACTCATCACCGAAACAGTTCAGGACATTAACATTCTGACCGAAACCAAAGACGGTCAGAAGCATTACTTCATTGAAGGCGTGTTCATGCAGGCTGAAGCGAAGAATCGCAACGGTCGCGTGTACCCCATGCCTGTCATGGAGAAGGAACTCGGACGGTATCAGAAGGAATATGTAAAGACGAACCGCGCTATGGGCGAACTTGGACACCCCGAGGGTCCGACAGTGAACCTTGAGCGCGTGTCCCATCTCATCAAGGACTTGCGCCTTGAGGGAAACGATGTCTACGGCAAAGCCAAGATTCTTGACACCCCATACGGCAAGATTGTCCGCAACCTCATTGACGAGGGCGTGAAACTGGGCGTTTCGTCCCGTGGCATGGGCAGTCTGAAGGAGCAGGACGGGGTGAATGTGGTACAGGAAGACTTCATGCTTGCAGCGGTGGATGTGGTCGCTGACCCGTCTGCACCAAACGCTTTCGTGAACGGCATCATGGAAGGTCGGGAGTGGATTTGGGACGGTGGTGTTCTCAAGCCTGTGGAGGTGGAGAACTACAAGCGTATAATTGAAAAGACCCCATCAAGAAACTTGGAAGAACAAGCCATGCGGCTGTTCGCGGACTTCATTTCAAAACTCTGACGATTCTACATATTCCCTAGAAGGAGACTCACAGTCATGGCTAACGAAAAGATAGAAGATGTCATCAAGAAGGTAATCCTGGGCGAAGGCTTCCTTGCGGAGAACGCCGAGGAACAGGACGCTCCCGAGGGCGAGGACACCTCTGATGAGGACGCCATCGCTGAGGAGGAAGTCTACGAGGACGCGGAAGAGTCCGAGGAAATCGTAGAGGAAGACCTTGAAGAAGCCAAGGAGGAAGACTCCGAGGAAGAAGAGGACGAAGACGAGGACGAAGACGAGGAGGACGAAGAGGACTCCAAGGGCAAGAAGAAGATGCCTGCCTTCCTCAAGGGCAAGTTCGGCAAGAAGAAGGAGAAGGTTGAAGAAGCCGCCTCCGACTACGCCAGCGAGAAGTTGTACAAGACTGCCAACGGCAAGACCGCGCAGATTGCCGAGCCAACTGGCGATGCCAGTGGCAAGAACAAGGGCACCATTAAGCCCAAGGCTTCTGGTGCCAAGGGTGAAACCAAGATTCCAGAGGTCAAGCCCACCGTGAAGGAAGACATTGCTGTTCTCTTCAACGGTCAGGAACTCTCGGAAGACTTCAAGGCTTCGGCTGCTACACTCTTTGAGGCTCACCTCAACGAGCGCACCCGTCAGATTGAAGAGGAAGTCCAAGCCAAGTACGAGGATCTGCTTGAGCAGCACACCGTTGCTGTCACCGAAGAACTCGTTGAGCGCATTGACGACTACCTGAACTATGTGGTCGAAGAGTGGATGCAGGAGAACCGCCTTGCCGTTGAGCAGGGACTCCGCACCGAGATCACAGAGAACTTCATCTCCAACCTCCGTGGACTCTTTGCGGAGTCGTACATTGAGGTTCCCGAGGAGAAACTGGATCTGTTTGAGTCCACCGTTGAAGAGGCTGAAGCCCTTGACGGTGAACTACAGGAGCAGGTTGAGAAGAACATGAATCTTGCTGAAGAGGTCGAGCAGTTGAAGTGCGAGATCGTGTTCCGCGAGATTTCAGAAGGTCTTACCGACACCGACAGCGAAAAACTTCGCCGTCTTGCGGAAGACCTTGAGTTCGACACCGTTGAACAATTTGCCGAGAAGTTGAGTGTTCTCCGAGAGAACATTGAAACCATCGGCTCAGTTGCCGAGGAAAGCACCAACGAGGAGTCTCTTGAAGAGTCCTACGAGGATGCCACCGAAGCGTCCCCGCTTGTTGAGGCGTATGCTCGCTCAATGAGCAAGAGAGAAGAGTAATCTTCAAGTTTAGTTTCTTTCGGTCACAGACCGTTCACAAATAAGGAGTAGGAAATGGAAAACAAGTTTCTAACCGAACAGGCTCTCCGCAAGTGGAAGCCCGTTCTAGACCACAAGGACATGGCTCCCATCGCGGACGCTCACAAGCGTGCCACGATTGCCACACTGCTTGAGAACCAAGAGAAGGCTATCAAGGAGCAGATGCTCGTTGAGGCTTCGCCAACCAACAACCTTGGTGCTGGTATGTCTCCTCTTGCCAATGGTGGAGAGAACGCTTCTCTCCGTGGCTACGATCCAATTCTCATCCAATTGGTTCGCCGCGCCATGCCCAACCTGATGGCTTACGATATCTGCGGCGTTCAGGCTATGTCGGCTCCGACAGGTCTGATCTTCGCAATGCGTAGCCGTTATCAGAATCAGACGGGCACCGAGGCGTTCTATCAGGAACCCGCTGCTAACTTCAGCGGTTCGGATAGTGTCACGCAGAGCGGTTTCTCTGGCGGTACAGCAGGTGGTGGCGCAACAGGCACCATTGCCAACTTTGGTCCTGGTACTGGCGTTGATCCGTTCTTCGGATACCAAGGCACATCCACCAACCCCACAATTGGCAGCGGTTTGACCAGTGGTTCGGCTCTCCGCACGAACTTTGCTGAAGGCGAAGCACCAAACGAGATGGCATTCAGCATTGAGCGCGTTGGCGTTCAGGCTGCTACTCGTATGCTTGCTGCTTCTTACAGCATTGAACTGGCTCAGGATCTCAAGGCTGTTCACGGTCTTGACGCTGAGACAGAACTCGCCAACATTCTCAGCACGGAAATCCTTGCTGAAATCAACCGCGAGGTCGTTCGCAATGTCTACCGTTGCGCCAAGTTGGGCGCACAGCAGACCGATCTGTACTACAAGACGGTTGCTGGCGGTTTGAGCAGCGGCGCGGCATACGGCGGTGTCTACGATCTCATTCAGGACTCGGATGGTCGTTGGAGCGCGGAAAAGTTCCGTGGTCTAATGTTCCAGATTGAGCGTGAGTGCAACCAGATCGCCAAGGACACCCGCCGTGGCAAGGGTAACTTCATCATCTGCTCGGCAGATGTTGCCAGTGCCCTCGCAATGGGTGGCTTCCTGAACATCAGCCCCGCGCTGAATGTCAGCCTTGATGTTGACGACACGGGCAACACCTTCGCAGGTACGCTCAACGGCAAGATCAAGGTGTACATCGACCCCTATGTTGATGTCACCAACGGAACCGCTCCAAACTTCGTCTGCGTTGGATATAAGGGCACCAGCCCATATGACGCTGGTATGTTCTACTGCCCATATGTCCCGCTACAGATGATGCGTGCGGTGGATCAGACCACCTTCCAGCCCAAGATGGCGTTCAAGACCCGCTACGGCATGGTTGCGAACCCCTTCGCGGAAGGAAGCAATGTTGGAATTGGTTCGCTCAAGTCTCGCTCCAATGTCTACTACCGCATCTTCAAGGTGGACAACCTCCACGGCGTTGCATCGTAATAGACTGCACTAAACCTACGAGAGGGGAGGGCGAAAGCCCTCCCCTTTTCGTTTCTACATACTAGTATGGCAAACACATTCGCTTTCGCTGACATCCCCGAAGACATCAAGGATCGGTATCCCGAGCGCATCAACGCCCTGCTGCCGACCTATTTCCGTTTCAGCATTTCCCGTCTTCCAAACACCGTGTACTTCTGCCAGAGCGCGTCCCTGCCCACCGTGACGATGGGCGAGGTGCAGATGCCCACCCCGTTCGTGCCTGTCAAGGCTCCCACCAAACTGGACTTTGACGAATTAAGCATCACCTTTATCGTGGACGAGGAAATGAAGAATTGGCTTGAGATATTCAACTGGATGCGGTCTGCCACGAATGTGGAAAATTATGAGGAGTACCGCGCAGCCAACACCCACACCTGTACGGCTAATCTGCTCATCCTGAACAGCATGAAGAATCCAAAAATCAATGTGACCTTTGAGGGGCTGTACCCACGAACCCTTGGCTCCATTGACTTTAGTTCCACGGTGATGGATCCTGAGCCATTTCAATGCACCGCCACATTCGCGTACCGCAACTACAATATTGAAACTTTGTGATTTGTGTTTGACCGCGTAGGGTCATGGTGTAGAATCTCCCACACGGAGAACTCCTATGACCCTAGACGATATTCGCAAAGAGATTGAACGCGATGTGCGGTTGGATGACGCGGCTCTTGATCTTGAAGCCCTGAAGATTCCCCAACTCCACAGCAAGTACCTGAACTTCCTCACGGACGAGAAACTGTCTCTTGCCAAGTGCGAGTTTGACCTGAAGGCACTCCTACGCGCCAAGTGGGAGTACTACACAGGCAAGATGTCGCAGGAAGAGTTGACGGTGCGGGGATGGGAGCCGTTCGCGCTGAAGATTCTGCGGAACGATCTTGACCTGTATCTTGAGAGCGATCCCGACCTTTCCAAACTGCAACAGAAGGTGCTGTATCAAAAGGAAAAGATTGCTCTGCTTGAGGAGATCGTGAAGGAACTCAACAATCGGCACTGGAAGATTCGGTGTGCCATTGACTGGAGAAAGTTCGTGAATGGGCAGTAATCTCCCTGATCTTCTGCAATCAGATCCTGATGTGTGGTGGGTTGACCGTATGTACCTACAGCACGCATTTCAGGAAGCACGGTTCAGCCTTGACCCAAGCACACAGGTGGGTGCGGTGTTCGTGGTTCCAAGCGGTGCAGGAGTGGTGCTGCGCGACCACAACGGCGTTCCCTCGCGCCTTCGCGGAGCAGGATACCCCCTGAACGAGAGCAGCAAGAACTACTGCACTGAACACGCGGAACGGCGACTACTGTTCAAGTCCATAGCCAACAGGATTCCAACTGAACCTCTCACCATGTACTGCACATGGGCTTCGTGCGCGGAGTGCGCGAGAACGCTGATTCAATTTGGTGTCAGCAGGGTGGTCACCTTTTCCGCGCTGGTGGAGAAGACTCCCGACAGGTGGAAGGACAGCGTACACAGCGGCATCCGTATGCTGAACGACTGCGGAATCCCTGTCGTGGGATGGCGAGGCGATCTTGGAGTATGCGACTACATACTTTTTGATCGGCAACGCATCGGAAACGAGGACTTGAAGTAATGCTTGACCTTGATGTGAGTGAAGTAGACTCCGTGAATGTGCGTGTTGACTGCAATCGCGGCATCGCACAGGAACTGTCTGACTATTTCACATTCAAGGTGCCAGGCTACAAGTTCATGCCCGCGTATCGCGCACGGCTGTGGAACGGTGAGATTAAACTGTTCAATGTCCACACAGGCTTGGTGTACGCAGGACTCACAGACTACATTCAGAAATTTGCGGAGGATCGCGGCTACTCCGTGACTCTGCCCACACGAAACGCGCACCGCATCTCTCCCGAGTCGGTAAGAAAATTCATGCACGATTTCTTACGGGTCACGGTGGGTGGCAAGCGCGTAGACCCACACGAACACCAAGTGAATGCGGTGCATCACGCGCTGAACGAGGAGCGGTGCTTGCTCTTGTCGCCCACAGGCAGCGGAAAAAGCCTTATCATCTACACGCTCATCCGCTACTACTTGGACAAGATTCCGCAGGACAAGAAGATACTCATCGTGGTTCCCACCGTTTCACTGGTGGAGCAGATGGTTTCGGACTTTTCGGATTACTCGTCCGCGAACGGGTGGGACACGGACACGCACTGCCACAAGATAATGGCAGGCGCAGACAAGGGCACGGACAAGCGCGTGGTGGTGTCCACATGGCAGAGCGTGTACAAGCAGAGCGAAAAGTGGTTTCACCAGTTCAGTGCGGTGATTGGTGACGAAGCCCACCTGTTCAAGTCCAAGTCGCTCACCTCCATCATGTCCAAACTAAAGACCTGTCCGTTCCGCGTAGGCACAACAGGCACACTTGACGGCACACAGACCCACCGCCTTGTGCTTGAGGGGCTGTTTGGACGCGCCTACGAGGTCACGAAGACCAAGGCTCTCATGGAGCAGAAAATCTTGAGCGACCTGAAAATCGACTGCTTGCTGCTGTCGTACCCTGACTTGGATCGTGAAGCGGTCAAACGCGCCAAGTATCAGGACGAGATCAAGTGGATCATTGGCTCTCCGCGCCGAAACGCATTCATTGCGAATATGTGCAAGCGGTTGAAGGGCAACTCCCTTATACTATTTCAATTCGTTGAAGACCACGGAAAAGTCCTAAATAGTCTTGTGAGGGATTGCGTTCCTCCCGAACGCAAGGTATTCTTTGTGCATGGTGGCACCGAGGCTGCGGACAGAGAGGAGATTCGCAAGATTGTTGAAACCGAATCCGATGCAATCATCATTGCGTCCTACGGCACATTCAGCACAGGTATCTCTATTCGCCGCCTCCACAATATCATATTTGCTTCGCCATCCAAGTCCCGTATCCGCGTTCTACAGAGCATCGGACGACAGTTGCGCGTATCACAGGACAAGACCACGGCGAAACTTTACGATTTGGGTGACGACCTGTCATGGAAAACTTGGAAAAACCACACATTACGGCACATGAACGAGCGTATGAAACTGTATGAAGCCGAAGGCTTTGAGTACCGACTTGTCAAAATTACACTAGGAGAAGACCTATGAGCAGACGAAAAAAGGATGAACTACGGGTCTTCAAGTTGCGTAGCGGCGAGGAGATCATTGCCAAGGTCGCGGGAAAGACGCGGGACAAGATCAAACTGTCCCGCCCCATGCGCGTGATGAACAACATACAGGCTGATCCGTACACAGGCACCAAGCGACACACAATCTTCTTTTCCGATTGGCTTGGCTCCACATCGGAAATCACTGCCGACATCCCGTTGGACTTCATCGTGGTTGACCTGTCGCCTGATCCTGACATGATCAGCCTGTACACTCGTCAGACCGAAATGGCAGACGCTGTGCCTGGTCCTGCGCCACTTGCCCCTCCCGTGGAAATGACGGACGAGGAGATGAAGGCACTGTCGGACGAGGTAGACAAGAAACTTGAGGATATGCTGAAGCAGTTGGCATCGGAGGGCATGACGGGGGAATCTCCCGTGCAGGGCATGAAGCCCCCGATGTTCCCACCACTCATTCCTCCCCGTCCCGAGGGCATCCTGTTCTCCGTGAGTATTCCGAATGAAATACTCGTGTCGTGGATGGAGAGCGGACTCCTTGACTACTTGAAGGATTCGGTTGAGGACTTCATGTCCACCGAGTTTCTTGAGCAAATGATGAACGATGACGAGGACGAGATTCCGCAGAAGCCCAAGAAAGCCAAGAAGAAGAACAAGCGGGAAAAGATTTCCAAGGAAGAGTGGACTGAACCCGCCGAAGACCTGAAGAAGAAGCCCAACTACGGCAACAGCCACGATGACTGGTCGCCGTATCTGAAGGACTATTTAGATACACCCGAACCCCCCAAAAATGAGGGAGAGGGTTGACTTCAGACAACTGATGGTGCATAATGTGACTGCGAAAGGAATACGATGGCAAAGAAGAAGAGTGACCACTACATAGACAACGCACAGTTTTTTGAAGAGATGCGAGCGTGGAAAACGCTTGTGACGGCAGCAGACAAGGCGGGTGAGCGGCATCCTCCCGTGACAAACTACATTGGTGAGTGCTTTATGAAGATTGCGGAGAACCTGTCCCGCAAGCCCAACTTCATCAACTACCCGTACCGTGACGAGATGATTGCGGACGGCATTGAGAACTGCCTGCTGTACGCTTACAACTTTGACCCATCCAAGTCCAAGAACCCGTTCTCGTATTTCACGCAGATCATCTACTACGCTTTCCTTCGCCGCATTCAGAAGGAGAAGAAGCAAGCGTACATCAAACTGAAGAAGATTGAGATGAGTGATGTAGACTCGCAGATGAAGAAGTGGTTCCGCGAGAACTTCCTCAAGGTGGGCGACAACTTTGAAACCCTGCCCACATTCCTGACAGAGAACGACATTGATTCGTTTGAGAAGAAGACGGGCGAGGCTGAAGCGGAAGCACCGCCAGCAAAGACAGCAAAGCCCAAGAAGGCGGCAAAGCCCAAGAAGCCAGCCAAGCCTGCCAAGAAAGGCAAGAAGAAGTGAAGATTGCCATTGTGACTGATACGCACTTTGGTGCGCGTAACGATTCTCCCGTATTCATGGAACACTTCATGCGGTTCTTTGACCGCGTGTTCTTTCCGCGTATTGCAGCGGAGGGAATCACCACGATCATTCACATGGGTGACTTTCTTGACCGCCGCAAGTTCGTGAACTTCCTGACCCTTAACGCCGTCCGCAACGGATTCATCAAGCGGCTTGAGGAAAGCGGTGCGACCATGCACTGCATTCTTGGCAACCACGACATCTTCTTCAAGAACAAGAGCGAGGTGAACTCGCTGCAAGAACTGTTCTCCGACAAGTTCGTGGTGTACGACAAGCCCACCACCGTTGAGTTTGACGGCTTGCCCATCGCGCTGCTGCCGTGGATCAACAAGGAGAACGAGGCAGAATCCCTGAAGTTCATTGCAGAGACTCCCGCAGACATTCTGTGCGGACACCTTGAACTGAACGGTTACCAAGTGCTGCGGAACACGCCGTTTGACGGGGGCATGAGTCCTGATCCGTTCAAGCGGTTTTCTGCGGTGTACACGGGACACTTCCACACGCGGCACTCCCGCGAGAACATCCACTACTTGGGATGCCCGTATCAAATTACGATGAACGACTACGGTGACAAGAAGGGGTTCCATATCCTTGACACCGAAACCCGTGAGTTGGAGTTCGTGAAGAATCCCCATACCATCTTCACGCAGATCCGCTACGATGACACCGATGCCAGCGAGACTGTTCCTCTGTCCGTGGAGGAAGAGCGCACTCGCGGCAAGTTTGTGCGTATCATCGTGGAGAAGAAGACGAAGCCGTACCTGTTTGAGAAATTCATCGACTCGGTGTACGCTTCCGCTCCTCACGGGGTCACGATCATTGAAGACCTGCAACCCGATCAAAACGGGGACAGCGACCTTGTGGATTTGGGTGAAGACACCATCACCATCATCAACAAGGAGATTGAAGCCCTTCAGAATATTTCCGATCCCAAGCGATTGAAGACCCTTGTGCGTGACCTGTACGCGGAGTGCCTTGCCAACGAGACAGCCAAGCCATGATTACATTCAATAAAATCCGTTGGAAGAACCTGTTGAGTACGGGTAATGTGTTTACAGAAGTGCAGTTGGACAAGCACTCCACCACCCTTATCTGTGGAGAGAACGGTGCGGGCAAGACCACCATGTTGGATGCTCTCACCTTTGTGCTGTACGGCAAGCCCTTCCGCAACATCAATCTGCCACAGATCGTGAACACCATCAACGGCAAGGACTGCGTGGTGGAGATTGAGTTCGCCTCCAACAGCAGCAAGTACAAGGTTACCCGTGGGCTGTCTCCAAAGGTGTTTACCATTGAGAAGGACGGCAAGGAAATTCCGCAGACCGCGAATGCGAAGGACTACCAAGCGGTTCTTGAGGGGCAAATCCTCAAGATGAACTACAAGACATTCTGCCAAGTGGTGATTCTTGGCTCCACGAACTATGTGCCGTTCATGCGGTTGCCTGCTGCGGATCGCCGCAACATCGTGGAAAACCTGTTGGACATTGATGTGTTCTCAAAAATGAACGAGGCACTGAAGTCTCGCATCACCACCACGAAGGAAGAGTTGCGCTCCGTGGAGTCCACCATTTCCACGGTGAAACTCAAGATTGAACACAAGGCAGACATGATTGCGAAGATTGAGGAGAAGTCCGACTCGCAACTGCAATCGTATGGGAAGTCTGCTGCGGACGAACAGGCTACCCTTCAGGGGCTGCTTGAGCGGAAGGCTGAACTGCAAACCGAGATTGCCGCACTTGCGGAGAGCGTGGCATCGGTGGACAAGCAGCGGGACTCTATCTCACAAATGATGTCCCTACGCAAGCAGATGCAGGGCAATGTGAAGAAGGTGCAGGACGAGCGGGCGTTCTATGAGCAGAACGAGGAATGTCCTGTGTGCAAACACGGATTGCCTGATGAGTTCCGTCAGGACATGATCGGCAAGAAGGAGTCGCGTGAGACTGAACTGGCACTCGCCCTACAGAAGATGGAGCGGATGCTTGAGGACGCACGCACCAAACTTGACATCACCAACGATGTTGTAAAGCAGATGGACGACAAGCGGCAGGAATCCCACAAGACCGATTCCGCGATTGTGTCTTCCAAGAAGTACCTAAAGCAGTTGCAGGAACTGTCGGAGAAGGTGCAGCGGGAAAAGGCTTCCATTCAGACCGAGCGGGATGCCATGACCACGCTGCAAACCGAAGAGGTGGATGCGGAGGCGCAGAAGAAGGAATTCGTTGAGGACTTGCACACGATGGAGATTGCCACGGTGCTGCTGAAGGACAGCGGTATCAAGCGCAAGATCATTCGTAAATACATTCCTGCACTAAACAAAATCATAAACAAGTACTTGATTTCAATGGACTTCTTTGCACAGTTTACCCTGAACGAGGACTTCAATGAAATAATCAAGAGCCGTCACCGTGACGAGTTCTCCTACGATAATTTCAGTGAGGGTGAAAAATTGAGAATCGACCTTTCACTCTTGCTTGCGTGGCGAGACATCGCTAGAATGAAGAACTGTGCCAACACCAATCTACTCATCTTGGACGAAGTATTTGACTCCTCTCTTGATGCCGTGGGCACAGAAGAGGTAATTAAGATTCTTCAGAGCATGGGCGGAAGCAACAATATATTTGTGATCTCTCACAAGTCTGACCAATTGCTAGATAAGTTCCAGAACATACTGACCTACAAAAAGGTCAACAACTTCAGCAAACTATGCTAACCATGAGTCGGAAAATCTCAAACGAACGAGCGCGAAACATTCTGTCAGGTGGGGCAGAACCACAGTATGATCCCACTACAAAGGCGGAAGACCTTGATCTCGTACTTGAAAAATCCCTGTACTGGTACCGACAGAACTACAAACTCGCGGCTGCAAAGTCGTGGGTGCGGGAATACTTGGAGCAGAACGGGCGCGGTGAAGACGCAGCACTCGTTACCCGTGCAGGAAAAGAACATTTCCGATTCGTGTCTCCATATTGCCGCATGGCTGTTCGGGGTTTCCCGTTCGGAGAGAAGCAGCAAGAACTGATTCAGAAGCACCTCGGGGAACTGCTAGACAGTGCCCGTTCCCATGCCCCTGCCGTGGAGCGTCCAAGCGTTGCCGACCGTGTGGCGGCAAAGGCAGATGCCACCCTGTGCCTTTTGGAGCCTGTAATCGACACCGCCATGACTGCGGTGCGCGGCGGCAAGCGCAAGGACACCTCCCTGCTAGAGTGGATCAAGACCAGTGACCTGAATCGTCCGCTGGCGATGGCTGTGCGTGAGCGGTTGGACGCTGTTCTTCAGGAGTTTGTGGGCGCAAGCAGCGGCGATCCTGACCTGAAGGAAGGGTACTCCCACTTTAGCCCCAAGGGGCTGAAGTACATGATTGAAATACTTCAGGGCGCAATTCAAAATTTGGATGACCGCATCGGTGTACTCCGTGCGTCCCGCAAGCCCCGCAAGCGCAAGCCCAAGAGCGCGGAAAAGCAAATAAAGGGACTGAAGTTCATGTCAAGAAACGAGAGTTTCGGAGTTGACTCCGTGAAGCCAGAGGCTATCATTGGGGCACAAGGACTCATCGTGTTCAACACCAAGAACAACAAGGCAACCGTATTCATCGCAGTTGAGCCGAAGAGCGGACTCGCGGTGAAGGGTTCTACCCTTGTTGGGTACGATTCCGCAAAGTCCTACGAGAAGACCGTGCGTAAGCCTGACGAGTTCCTGAAGAACACGGACGGTTGCCGCAAGACTTTTGCCGCTGCGGTGCGTTACCTCAACGGCGTGAAGACCAAGAGTGCCGAACCAACGGGGCGTGTAAACAAGCACTGCCTACTCCTACAGGTGAACTAATGATTTTGGTTGACAACACGCAGGTTCTGATGTCCTCCATCTTTGCACAGACGCGAGATGTGGGCACGATTGACGAGAGCCTTGTGCGGCACATGGTGCTGAACACATACAGAATGTACCGCAAGAAGTTCTTCCGTGAATACGGTGAACTTGTGATCTGTCAGGACGGTGGCGCGTCTTGGCGGCGGCAGTTCTTCCCCCTGTACAAGGCACGGCGGCGGGCGGATCGGAAGGAAAACGAGGAGCAGTGGACGCGCTTCTACGAGATAATGAACAAGATCCGCGATGAAGTCGCGGAGTTCATGCCGTATCGGAATGTGCTTGTGGACGGCTGTGAAGCCGATGATGTGATTGCATTCCTTGTGAAGCGGTACGCGCCCACGGAGAAGGTGCTGATCTTGAGCGGCGACAAGGACTTTGGGCAACTGCTCATCCATCCCAATGCAGCGCAGTACGCCCCCCTGCTGAAGAAGTTCATCACGGTGGACAATCCGCAGCGATTCCTGCTTGAGCATATTGTCAAGGGCGATTCTTCGGACGGGGTTCCAAACATCCTGTCTGACGATGACTGCTTCATGGCAGAAGACAAGCGACAGAAGCCCATCACCAAGAAGCGGATGGACGAACTGCTACAGCATTACGCACAGCACGGTGTTGTGCAGGACAAGCATCAGGCGAATTGGAATCGCAACAAGACCCTGATTGACTTGCTCCATATTCCACAAGAGTACGAGTCAAAGATTGAAACCGAGTGGAATAAACCTTTTACACCCTCTCGCGCCAAGATTCTGAACTACATGATAGAGAAGGGGCTACGCAACTTGATTGAGGACATTGGAGATTTCTAATGCAAGACCGTTTTGACTACGACAGCCGTGATCCCGCTGCAAAGAAGGCGCGAAAGAGCGTGGAGCAGAAGCACAAGAGCCGCATCCGTCACGATGAAAAAGAAAACCTGAAGCGATTCGTGGAAGACTACAACGCAGGAAAGCGAGATTTTGATTATGACAACGAAGACGAAGACTAACTCAATAAAGATCAGCAAGCGCACCCTTGATACTCTCAAGAATTTTGCCGCCATTAATTCTGGCATTCTTGTGAACGAGGGCAGCACCCTGAACACCCTGTCATCCACCAAGAACATTCTTGCCGAGGCACGGGTGGACGAGGTATTTACGAAGTCCTTTGCCATTTGGGATCTGAACAAGTTCCTTGGCACGGTCAGCCTGTTCAAGGATCCCGAGTTCGTGTTTGAGGACAACTACATCACGGTGAAGAGCGCGAACAGCAGCGTTCGTTACTACTACTGTGATCCCAAGTTGGTGACTTCCACAAGCAAGAAGATTGCCATGCCCAACCCTGTGGTGAAGTTTGACCTGTCTGCCAAGGATTTTGCTGAAGTGGTCAAGGCGGCATCGGTGCTTCAGGTGGGACACCTGTGCGTCCGCTCGTCCGAGGACGGCAAGCGGATTGAACTTGCAGCCACGGACAAGACCGATGTGACTTCCAACTTCTATTCGGTCACCGTGGGAGACAACACTTCTGGTGCCACATTTGAGTTCATCTTTGATGTGGACAACCTGAAGATTCTGCCTGGCGACTATTCGGTTGCCATTTCGGAAAAAGTGGTTTCGTCTTTCACGAACAAGAATGAACCGCTCACTTATTGGATTGCCCTGAACGCTGACTCTACTTACGAGGCTTGATCTTGAATACAACTGAAACCGTGAAGGGATTGTGGGTTGAGAAGTGGCGACCACAGACCGTGGAAGACTGCATTCTGCCAACGGAAACGCATGAGAGTTTCATGCGGATGGTTGAGCGGGGAGAACCACAGAACCTCCTGTTGTCGGGAGGACCAGGCTGTGGCAAGACCTCCGTGGCGAAGGCACTGTGCAATGATCTTGGTTGCGATACCATGACCATTAACTGCTCCGAGGACGGGAACATTGACACCCTCCGCACAAAGATCAGGAGTTTTGCTTCCACCGTTTCTCTGACCGATGGGGTCAAGAAGGTAGTGATACTGGACGAGTTTGACTACTCAAACGCGCAGTCCACTCAACCCGCCCTTCGCGGTTTCATGGAAGAGTTTTCGGACAACTGCCGCTTCATCCTGACTTGCAACTTCAAGAACAGGGTGATTGAGCCGCTGCACTCCCGATGCACTTGTATTGATTTCAGGATTCC